TTCCCATAGCCGCGTTCCGTGGTCGGCTGGATTGGAGCTGCACATATTGTGGAACAGTGCAAGCGAGTTATTTGAATCCTAGGACAATAGAGATTCAATGCAAACGATGCCGGAGTAAGCTGGAGGTGGGAGTGACATTCAGACCACCTTGTCTGGCTAAGCATAAGAGCAAGCCGCTAGATGTAATGATGGATCTCGCTCCTGTTCCCATTGGGCTGACCAAACCTCGCCGGCTGAGTGACCAGAGCTGGCGACCGATACATGATGAGGACCTGAAACCAGCTGTCAGATGATTAATCTTGACATCGCGGATTGTTCGCCTAGTGTCGATACTGCTGGCCATGATAGACAGCACGACGACCAGCCCTGACCCTCTCGTCTTACATTGCGACGCTCCACCTGCATATTCATCCATCCGATGAATAATAGTGCGGTTACCACCCAGGCCACATTGTCCGAAGGGGTCACGTCGTGTAGGTCGTTGCAAAGACGGCTGGTTACACTCAATTATAAAAATTTTATTTTAAATTTCCCGGTTCTTACCTTTACTACTATGATAATTCTCCTTGACATTGCCTAGGCGATTGCGGGATTATCACCGTTGTGAGAGATTTAAATGCCGATTAAGAATTACACCACGTCCATCGCCGAGGATAAGACGGTCGGAGAAATCATGGGACTCCTTGCTGCCAAGGGGGCGCGCACGATTCAGGTGCTATATGACGAGCTTGGTCGTCCCTCTGGCGTGAGCTTCATGCTGGTGATTCAGGATATGCCGGTTCCGTTTCGCCTGCCGTGCAACTTCGATGGCGTGTTTAAGGCTTTGCTGGCCGGGTACAAAGACCGCACGGCCAAGGCCCGCTTTGAGCGCAATCCTGAGAACCGTCATCAGTCCCGCAGGATCGCGTGGCGAATCGTGAAGGACTGGGTGGCTGCGCAGATGGCATTGATCGAGGCGGAGCAGGCCACGCTGGCGCAGGTGTTCCTGCCGTACTGCACGATGAACAACTCCGGCCTCGGAGAGGCTGTCACCATGTACGACAGGTTCATGGAAGAGGTCAGCAATCAACGGCAGCTTGGCATGGGAGGAAAGCCTCAATGACCCTGCTCCGGGACACATCGCGATGGCCGATCCGTCCGGCCCAGATCATCTCCCTCCGTCAGAAGCTCAACAAGACGCAGGTGGAGTTCGCCAGGTTGCTATCCGCAGATCCGTCCACGGTCGGACGCTGGGAATCCGGCAGGTCGCAACCACGGAGAATCTACGTCCGACTGATAACCAAGATCATGCAGGAGCACTCGCGGTGATAATTCAATATCAAGTCCCAAAGCCGACTGCGGTAAGTCGTGGGAGTAGTTCTGCTCGGCAGGATGGAACCGCGTCACGGCGCGATGGGGAGGGGGTAGGGTTGACGCAGCAACGGTTGTGCTTTGTCCTCGGGCATTCGCAGCGAGTACCTGCCCTCCACCAAAACGAGAGGTATCGCTGATGGGCAAGCGTCCGACCGCCGAGATATCTCGCCTGAACAAAGTCCTCCCCCGGCTGGAACTCGCCACAGCCCTCGAACTCACCGGAGGCGAAGACGAAGCCATGCTGGCGAAGCTACTCCGCTCGAGCGGAGACTCCCGCAGGATGACCATCTTCAAACTGGCGCAGGACATCGGCGTCTCGCCGAAGCGAGTGGTCGAGTGCTATCGCGATATGAAGCGCCTGGAGGGGATCGTGGCGGTAGCGTCGCGGCTGCCGAAGGTGATGGATGACGTAGCGCAGGACGCGGAATCCCGCAGCGTGACCTGCCCGTCGTGCGAGGGAACCGGCAGGATCAACATCAAGAAGGATGACGAATCCCTCCCGACCGAGACCAAGCTCTGCATCCCCTGCGAAGGCTCTGGCAAGATCACCCAGTCCGGCGATCCCGTCGCCAGGAAGCAGGTCCTGGAGATGATGGAACTCACCGGCAAGGCCAGCGCTCCGATCTGGGCGCCGGGCAGTAATATCCTCGCGACTGGGGAGTCGCTGGAGGACACGCTGCGCAACCTGCGCAAGGGAAAGGAACAGTCGAATGGCACGAGTGCCGGAACAACCATCGAGGCAGACCCTCGACAGACTACTGGATGAGATGAATAAAACTACTCTGGCATATCTGGATAGAGACCCGGCATATCAAAGATGGCTGGAATGGTGGAGGGGGACTAATGGCACTGATCGAATTACATCCACAGCTTTCAGAGACGAACAAGCTCCTTAACCGCATCGCCACGGTCCTCGAACGCTGGCTCCTGATCGAACACGGCATCGCCCTCGGCAGCGCGGCCCAGCCGGCGGTCGATCCCAATCCCAGGGAGAAGCCGACGGTGACCTATCACACCGACGAGAACACGCTGCGCGAGGAGATGAAGACGCTGCAAGGATGGCGGGAACATGGTGAGTCAGTCGAGGATGAGATAGAGGAAGAGGAGTTCGGTGTATAGCGCGGATGTCACGAAGCTGGAACAATCTTCGTTAGAGTCCCGCACGGGCATCCAGCTCTCCCGCTACGACGAGGACTACTCGTGGGCGGTCGAGGCACGACTCAACACTATCTACTCCCCCGACCGTGGACTGCTCCGCCCCCTCCAGCGCGAGGAATCCGACTTCATCCGCAACGAACGTCTCCTCTGCGCGCTCGACTTCCACTACTGGTCGCGCTACGCATGGCTCCTCCCCGACGCAGCGGTCGGCGACGGTGACATCATGCGGTTCTCGGCGTGGCCATCGCAGTCGCTGATCTTCGATGCCTGCTCGAGGCTGGAGGAGAAGTCCTATGAGCAGCACCTCCGCGGTGATCCTCAGGACGGTGTGCTGATCGCGAACCCGAAGGTTCGCCAAGGAGGGCTCTCCATCGCCGCCGCGCTATTGAAGATGCATCGTGCTACCACCGCGCCGTACACCCTCGGCATCACAGCCTCGGAGAACCTCGACAAGCGAACCGCCCTCTACCAGCGTGACGAACGCCTGCACACCCACCTGCCATGGTGGCTACGGCCAGAGCGTTCCGAGCCCGACATCATCAACGAACGCCTGACCTTCGGGAAGCTGGACAGTTCCATCCTGTACCAAGACTACGCGCAGAAATCCTCGCTCGCCGCGGGAGAGCAATACCTCATCGGCCACATGTCGGAACTCGCGCAGGGCGATCAGATCGCAGTCGATCGATTCATGGAGCTGGACTACTTCCCGGCGATCCCGCAGTCCTGGCGCACGATGCACATCCTGGAATCCACGCCAGCCGGCCAGGGTGGCTGGTGGCATCCGTTTATCCTGGCGAATTATCGCTCTGCCCGTGGACGCTGGAAGGTCGTCTTCGTGCCGTGGTACATCAATCCGTTCAAGTATCGCAGGGTACCACCCGAGGACTGGGTGCCGAATCCGCATTCACTGCTGCACGCGGAGAAGGTGAGGGAGACATCTCCGGAGTATCTCTTGCGGGTGGTGGAGTTGTCACGGGAACAGTTGTATTGGTGGGAGACCACTCGTGAAGAATACCGCAAGAAGGGGAGTCTGACGTTCTTCCTGACGAATTATCCTGCGACGCTGGAGGAGTCGTTCCAGCACTCGGGGAACTCGATCTTCGACTTCGAGACCATCGACCACTACAGAATACGAACCCGGCCACCGGGTGGGGCGTATCAGATCAATGAGGGAATGTGATTGAGAATGGCCACGCAACAGAAAGGCAGGAGAGATGAGCCAGAAGTCCCGATTTCGCGTTGGACAAGTTGTAGCCTTTTCGGATGATCGATCTGACAGGCCACAATATGGACGTGTAATCCGTGGCCGTGATCACGCTATGCGCTACATGCTTGAGTTTTGGGATGCAGATAATGGGGATGTCTGGATATGGGACTATGCAGAATCTGAGCTTAGACCATTAACAGCGAAAGAGAAAGGCCCCGAGGAGCACCCATGAGGACCGAGACAGGTAAGTTGTGAATAAAAAACGGCCAGTCATCATGACTGGCCAAGGGAGTAGGGTAGAGTTGAGCAACTTCACCGCTAGTATATCACCGTCGCCGCTAGCCGATAACCGTCGCCGAGTTGCTGGCCGTGACCGTGGTCTCCCCGATGGTCGGAGCCGCAATCGTACACGCCAGCACCACGTCGGCGATCTTGTCTCCTCCGCTATCGCTGGTCGCAATCGTGAGGTTCGCGGTTCCCGCTGCGTACGTCACCGCTGCTGTGTTTCCGGTCACTCCTCCCACTGCAACCGCCGCGCCATCGCTGGTCACTGTGAACGTGCAGCGCGTGGTGATGTCCACGGGCGGCGTGGAGCTGTCAAAAGTCTGAAACGTGAGTGTGTCAGTCCCCGGCAGGGACTTCAAGCTGGTCTGTGCCATGTCAATCTCTCCTGTGATCGAATCTACTATGGTATGGGCCGATTTGGGATGAAGAAGAACTCTGATGACGCGATGCAACTCGCGCAGCAACCGCTGCTGCTGTCGCTCGATGCGCTGCAACAGCTCCCGGTCGTTGCGGGTGAATATCACAGGGGCAGTATCGCATGAGCAAGCTAATTACGCCAAACGTTAAGAAGTTGATCATCCACAAGATGAGCGTGGATGCTGTTCCCGCTGGCGGGGGAATTGGCGATGCCCTGAAGTTTCTTACTACTCCGGGAAGTATTGGCAAGGGTTGGAAGGAAGCCGCTGAGTGGATTGAGTCGGCAATCATGGTAATCCGTCAAGCTGCCGAACCTAATCCATGGAAAGACTCTAGCGATGAGGAAATAGCTGGTTATCTGCTCCAGAGGATCGAAGAACGCAGGCGCAAGTCATGAGCACGACGCTGACAACATATAAGGTAGGACGCTGGGGGCTGGAAGTAGATTCGTATGATGAACGCGATCCGCGCGGTCAGCTTCTCGTGTGGGAACCTCCCATGGAACAGGCTGACTACATCGTCGGCTGCGACCCCACGATGGGCATCCTCGGCTGGAACCGGGCCGTCCGCACGGACGAGGAAGAGAAACACGACAACGCAGCTCTGGAGGTGTTCCGCCGGGGACGCTGGATCGACGAGGTAGTCGAATCCAAAGACGACCAGGGAAACCTCCGCACGACGCGAGTCCCGAAGAAACTCCCTGATGTTCAGGTCGCCGAGTGGGCCGGGCCGCTGGACGCCGAAGACCTCGCCTACGTGTGCAACTTCATCGGCAGGATGTTCCCCGGATCCAGCGAAGAACGCCAGGCTCTGATGGCCATCGAAATCGCTCCCGGTCCTGGCTGGTTAACTCAACGCGTGCTCAGTTCCCAGTTCGGCTACGAACGCTTCCCGCCATGGCTGGTCGAAGGCTCGAACCTCGTTCAGCGGGACACTGGCAAGCGGGGATGGATTTCGAACTCCCACACGCGGCGCGATCTCTGGATTCGTGGCGCTGGTCATATCAAACGCAGGAACTGCGTCCTGAACTCCAAGCATCTGGTCGAGGAGATGGTGGCCTGCCGCCCGGACAATTTTCTCTCGCTCACCGCGAGGGCACAACGCTCGGGGACGACCGGCCTGAACGACGACCGCGTGGTGGCTGCGCTGATCGCACTCTGGTTCGCGAACGAGTGGATCATCGGAGCGGAGCCTACGGAACCTGCGAGGCGCACGGACACCACCGAGCCGGAGTGGCAGTTGTCGGCCATGAGTGCCGAGGACATGGCAGCCGCGTGGGAGTCACGGTTCGCGGAACTTCAAGAATAGTGATTGACATCATATTAATAAAGAGAGGAAACTACATCCAATGACGGCCAGAAGCAACACAACCGCGACCCGCGTGACCCGGCGCACGGAACAGTCCCCATCCACATCCCCTGCGCCGGGGAACGTCCACGCGAACGTCATTCGCATCGTCACCTGCCGGGTCGATCTCCCGGAACACCTCTACGACTCTTACTCCGACCTCGCGCGAACCACCAACCGCCCGGTCGAAGACCTCCTCCAGCAACAGCTCTCGCGCTGCCGGGACATCATCGGCTCGGGAATCTACTTCAACGAGGCCCAGAAGAAACGGCTGTCGAACCTGATCGGCCATACGGTCGCGGACGCGGAGGGTGCACTCCAGCGTCTGGAGACTTCCACCGTCGTGGATGTCAGTGGCTTCGCCTTTGAGCTCGACCCCCGGCTGATCCAGCGGTTGAAGACCCGCGTGTTCCGTGGCGAGCAGTACTCCGACGTGATGTACCGCGAGATCGTGCGCGCGCTGATGCAGTTCGCGGGGATGAATCCTCCCTTGTCGAACACAGGCGGATGGTGGCGGCGGAAGTCGCAGGGCACGGGAGCGGTAGCCGTCCCCGCCGTGGTAGCATCGAATGGTCACACGAAGGAGGCCGCTGATGTCTAAAAACAGATTCTCCGAGGACTCCCGCCCGGAGACGGCGCCAGAGTTCTCCCGCCGCGTACAGGACGCCATGGACCAGGACTCATGGAATGGCAATGACCGCGTGGGCAATGACTTCCCAGAGCCAGCGGAGATAGTGGAATACCCCGCTGACGAGAAGCGCGTGATCTACAAGCGCAAAGAGGGCGTGTGATGGCCAAGCCCAAGACTTATGGAGACTTGTCCAAGGCCGAAGTGGAATATTATCTCAACCATCCTGAAATTATGGCCAAGGCTGAGGAGAATTACCAACGGGCCATATCCCAGCTTGATGCGCAGCTGAAGGAGTCTGGTGATGGCGAGCGATGACATATTCACCGGGACGAAATCCCCGATCAATTTCAAAGTCGGTGGCAGCAGTCCCAAGTCCCCCGGCAAATCCGTGATGGACTTCCGTTCCGCGCCGGGACTGGCCGCTGGACTCAAGCGCGTGGGCGGTCGCAACGGCACCTCGCGGCTGGGTAAGTCTCCCATATCCACGGAATCCAAGCACGGGAGACTGCGAATCAGTCACAAGTATTGAGCCTATATGAAACTTAGTGAGTTGGAACCTCGATTTATGCGATACGAGAGCAGGGACGGCCATGAATACACATGCCCTGTGCAATCCTTGGCCGAAGCCCAAGGCTTATGGTTTCTTTGTCCTAAATGCTTCCAACAAAACGGCGGCTCAGTCGGAACGCATATGAATGATGTTACGTTTAGTGGACGCGGGACAGCAGATCATCAGGGATCGCGCAATAAAGATGGTAAGCCTACGAGATGGAATGTGTCTGGTAGTGATTTTTCGAACCTGACGACAACTCCATCAATAGCAATAGAGGGTGGATGTTCGTGGCACGGTTTCATTACAAATGGAGAAGTAACTTAGTGGATGCTTCTAATAATTGCCTCCGCAATGTCGTCTGCTACTGCCCAGTCTGTAATCGCGAGACCGACCGCATCTGCCGCGAGAACGAAACCGTATTCTGCTCCTGTGGAGTCGAGATGGATCAGCACTGGTGGAAGCGCACGACTCGCAATCGCACCGAGTGGGATGAGAAGGACGCGGTAGTCGTATTCAAGAAACCCGACGGAACTTTCAGTTATCCAGCAATTAACTCAAAGCCGACTCCCGAAGGCTGCGAGCGAATCGTGATGCGCAGCCTCCGCGAAGTCGAAGCGCACGAGAGAATCGCCAACGTCCGCTCCGAGATCGCATGGTTCGACCGAGGCACCGCTAACGGCTTTGACACTCAATCCTTGCCAGAGCTACCCTTCCGTGTGCGATGATAGCGGCGATGGAAGCAGTCGCCGATCTACTTAATCTCGCATCGCTGAAACCTCCACCCTCCGCGCCCGCTGAGTTCACCGCTCAGGGCATGCGCTTCGAGCATCACCCGTCCGGCGACTCCCGTGGAACCATCATTCTCTCGCATCCGGGATGCCCGAGGTTGTCCTGCGACTATGGAACTCGCGACTGCTACTCTCTCGACCAAGCCGTCCAACTGATCCTCTACGCCTACCAGAAAGACTATCAACACAAATGAGCAGCCCCTCCCACGCCTCCGCCCTACCGCCGCAATCCGGCTCCGACTTCAAGAAGTTCAAGGAGTGGGCCGAGTTGGCCATCGAGGAGGCGGACGCATTCCTACACTCCCAAGAGGGCTATGACAAATTCGAGGAGTCCATCGACGCCATCAACGGAGAGCTGAAAAACGACCTCGCGCAAGGCGTGTTCGGAGGCGTGACTTACAACCACTTCGGCAAGGTAGCCCTCGACATGGTGGCCTCGCAGTGTGACATCAAACCGTTCTGGGACTACCGCACGTTCAATCCCAAGTTCCAGGCCCAGGCCCAGCTAGCGAACAAGCTCGCGCAGTCCTGGTGGATGGGCCGGCATGTCACCCTCCGGTTCGCTGACGTGATCAAGCTCGCCCTCCCGATGGGCACGGGTTATGCCCATCAGGTCTACGACGCCTACAACAACGGCTTCGGAGGCGGCTATCAGGGCGGTGACATGGAACTGCTGCCCGAGGACCCGCGCGACGTGCTCCCGATCCGTCCGGGGAGCTTCCTCTCAATCCAGGAGGCCGCCGGAGTGATGGTCCGCCGGGAACGCTCGGTGAACTGGATTCACTCGAAGTACGGCGACGCAGCCTCGGAAGTCCGTGCCGACCGCGAAGGCTCCATCGCGCAGCTGAACAAGAACACTCGCTACGGCAGACTAATGTCCTCCCTCGGCCTGCAATCCGGGTTCATGGAGAATCTCCTGTCCTCGATCAGCGGACGCACGCAAGCCAGACCGATGAAGATTCCGACTGCGGATCTCTTCACGCTGTACATCAACGACGATTCCATCAACACCCAGCGCTCGGGCACGTGGATGGGCCTGCACGGCGGAAAGATGACCAACTGGAGCTATTATGTTCCCTCAGTCGGTGAACTGATCCCATCCACAGGCAAAGCAGCAAAGGACGATGACTGCAAGCTCTATCCTCGTAAGCGGTGTGTGAATTTCACCCGCTCCGCTCGAATCTACGATGACACCTCCATCTACTGGCATGGCATGTTCCCGCTGGCCAAGCTGACCCTTGATCCGTGGCCATGGCTCTGGCTGGGCAAGGCGCCGCTCAAGGATCTCCTCCCGCTGCACAAGGAGATGCAGAAGGTGATGCGGGTGTTCTCGCGTCACCTCGACCGTATCAAGCGTCCGGGCATGGCGGCGGACAAGAACGCGATCTCAGAAAAAGGCTTCGCCAAGATCGACCCCGAGATGCCGGGACTGAAGTTCCGGGGCAATCCTGTCAACGGCAAGCCATTCGAGATGATTCATGAGCCAGCGCTCGATACTTGGTGCCAGTGGTATTTTGAGGCATTAAAATCCGGCCAGAAAGAACTCGCCGGAGCGACCACCGCCGCCGACATCATGCAGCTGAACCAGCTCCCGCAGATGGACACTCTGGAGGCCATCATCGCCGCCGAGGGAGCGATCAACCGTCTCCGCTCGCTGGTGATCGAGGCATTCATGAGCGAGTTCGCCATGATGCTGCTGATGAATTTCTTCCAGTTCTACACTCGTGCACAACGCATCGCCATCCTCGGGCCGCAGGGACAGACCTTCGAGGACTTCGATTTCGATCCAGGGAACCTGATCCCGCATGATGTCATCTCGCCAATGCCGAACGGTGATCCTGCCCCGAGGGCTGAGCGCGCGAGGGAGTTCTTCAGGTATTTCAGCTATCAGATAGCGCCGGGAAGTCTGTTGAACTCCGCTGGAGCCCAAGAAAAAATGATGTATATGCAACTAGCTCGCTCTGGTTGCATAGATATAATCACACTTCTTGAGAAGCTAAATATTCCGAATTTAGGAATTGATGGTAATATGCCAACTGGAATTCTTCAAAGACTTCAATGGCAACAACAAATGGGTGTTGGCATGGCTGTTAATCCTGCCGGAAGAAAAAGCTCTGGAGAGTCCACTCCGCGCATGGTAATGAAAGAGAGCCAATAAGTGCCTCTTAAAGACCCTGCCGCTCGGTTAGCTTATCAGCGTGAGTACATGCGTACTCATCCAGAACAGCGAGCTAAAAAGAAGGAACGCGGTAAGGTGTGGGTTGCAGCCAACAGGGACAAGTGCAGGGCCAAGGTGTCGCGATATCGGGAACGTCATCCTGATCGAGTAAAATCCTACAAGAAAAAATATGCGGCTGAAAACGCTGAGGCCATTGCTGCGAGTACTCGAAGATACCATCAAGCTAATCCAAATAAATGTCGTGCATGGTGGAAAGCTAAGCATGATCGTATAAAGGCCTCGAAGGAGCTGCATGAGAAGCGCAAAGCCATGCATCGCGATTACTATCGGCGCAATGCTGAAATGTGCAAAGCCAAGGTACAGGCCTATGCCAAGGCTCATCCTGAGAAGGCGCGTTTGTGGTCACGTATTACGGCTGCGCGACGCCGTACTAAGTTAGTGGGGTTTTGCCTTGCCGAGCAATGGCGTGCCCGAATTGAATACTATGGGTGGACATGTGCCTATTGTCACAAGGAACTTGATCTGTACACAGTCCAACGTGATCATGTAAAACCTATATTTGCTGGTGGTGCTGATTGGGCATCCAACTCAGTTCCTTGCTGCGGTACTTGCAACACACGTAAAGGTACGAAACGCTGGATTCCCCGCCCCGTCTGGCAGACGAAGGAGACATAATCCCCATGGCATCCATCCACATCGGCACCGTCACCCTCACCAACGCGAACGCCCCGCTCTCCCTCGCCTCTGGACTCTCTGGCATCGCCGCCGTTCGCACGATGGCGCGGCAACTGTTCATTCAAGGCAATGCCGCGTTCAGCGTGGGGTCATCCGCCGTGACTGCCACGACCGGCCTCCAGTGTTCTCCCGTGAATGCCGTCGGAGCCGCGCAGAACGCTCCACACACTCCAGTCTTCGGCACGACCGCTGCTCAGCCGATCATCAATCTGGCAGAGGTGTTCGTCGTCTCGTCCACGGGAGGCGCGGTAGTCACGTTCCTCTGGATCGCATAGTCTAAGGAGACTTGCCTATGCCCAGCTTTCACGAATTCGACGTTGCACTCACCCCATCGGGGCCGTCCGCCGCCGCAGCCACCTCCCGCATACCTACGAATGAAGTCCATCTCAATCCCTGGGCAGCCGGGGTAAAGGGCAATCTCAATGGCTCGATACTCAGCGACGCTACGAATGCACCTTTAGGTATCGGCCTAAAACTGGCCCCAGCGCGCCTGACCGCATTGAACAACGCTCCAGCGGAACTCGTGCTCGGAGACGCTTCCGGTCCGTGGTTGATCAACCTTGCAGACCTGAACATGCTGCCGGTAGCGGCAACTACGTTCTCTGGAGTGTTTTTCTCCTGAATATGAACCGATGATTGACACTCCTCGCTCCGGTGTGGTGTTCTCTTGGCAGCGGGAGTATGCACGATGGCTGACTTCATTAACAAAGCGCGAGCGTCGATGGAAAAGCGCGGTACCGTCGGCAGCTTCGGCAAGGCCACGGACTCGAAGATCAAAGCTGGATTAAAAAAGGGCGGAGCGATGGCCAAGAAAGCAGAGTTCGCGAAGGCCATGAAGACCGTCGCGAAAGAGCGCAAGGGTGGCTAAACTTCTTGTTATTTCTGTAGACAAGGAAAGCATGTCGGTGCAGATCAGCGAGGCTGACTGGAAGAAGACACCCGAAGAAATATGCAAGATTTATATTTGGCCGGTAATATTTCTGCTTCAGAGTGGTAAGGCATTCGATGGCTAAGTATCCACCTAAATCCGCAATCGAAGCCGCTGGGCACGAGATGAAAGTAAACCCGCCCAAGCAACTGGCGAAGACAGCTCGCAAGTTCGGCAAGGCTGACGCGAACAAGCAGCGCGTCGCAATCATGTTATCGAAAGCTCGTAAATCAGGAGGATAGCAACATGGCAGGCAAAGGCAAGAAATTCGGCAAGTCCGGCGGCGCAATGGGTGGCAAAGGCCTCTCCAAGGCCGGCGGCATGATCGCAACCGGCTCGAACGTCAAAGCCCTCGGCAGCAAGAAGGCTGGGTAACCTTTCTCAATGGCAACGTCTCCACTGAACGGCCCACCCCCGCAGCCAGCTACCATCGGCCAGCCGGGTGCGCCTCCGACCTCCCCGATGCAAGGTCTGGTCGGAGATCAGTCGAACGGCGCGGATCAGTCGCTTCAGCTGGTGACACAACACCTGATGGAGGCGGAGCAAGCCCTCCAGGCAGCGGCGAAGATCAAGCCGGAACTCTCTGGCATCGTATCCAAGTTCATCAACGACGTGAAACCACAGGCCGGGCAGATCCTGTTCGGCGCAGGCGGTGGACAATCACAACCATCCCAGCCCCAGCCAAACCTGATGGGAATGCTCGCAGGCCCGGCGCAGGGCAACACACCTTAACCATCCAACCCCTCAGCCTTGCTGAGCTCACTTCCGACCGCTACCCGCGCTTGGGACTGGAGACGCGACATGGAGGATAGACCGTGGCAAAGAACGCAGCAGAATTCACACAAGAACTGATGGACGCAGCTGGCATCTCCGATGCTGACCAAAAGAAACAGCTGGAAGCCATCTTCAACAACGACAAGGTGAAGGCGAAGGTGCAGAACGTGTTCTCCGACATCGAGAGCGCGAACGGTCGAGCGACCAAGGCAACCTCCGAGGCCCAGCGGGTCTATGAGGAGAACCTGAAGATCTTCGCCAACAACAAGACCGCAGTCGAACAGGCGCAGGCGAAGGTGCAGTCCTACGTGGAGAAGTTCGGAGAACTCCCCGGCGGTGGTGATCCTAACGATCCCAAGGCGGTCAAGGCAGCAGTCACTGGCGCCATCGACGAGAAAGTCCTGAACGAACGCCTTGGCAAGAGCGAGGCCCAGACCATCGGACTCGTAAAAATCGCCAGCAAGATCACGGCGACACACCTGAAGGACTTCAACGAAGTTCCTGATTTCGATGCGATTGAGAAGATCGCCACGGAGCAGGGACTCAGTGCGGAGAAAGCCTATCAGGAGTATCGCAAGCCGAAGGACGACGAGCGTTCCAAGGCGGCAAATGAGGCCGCGCTGAAGAAGGCCCGCGAGGAAGGCGAGATCGAGGGACGTTCGAAGATCGCAGCCTCCACCGTGAGCGACCCAGAGCGCAGTTCGCCGTTCATGGCCAATCTCCGCAAAGCCGGAGAGGTCAAGGAAGGGCCGAAGGACTCGTTTATAAAAGGCTGGCGGGAGTCCGCACAGCCGAAGGGTGGCGGAGCAGCGTAAGGCAATAGCCGCGCCTCTGTTGTCCTGGTACCACCCCGGTGAACTACCGTGGCAGAACTCGATCAGATTAATCTCAGTACCCGACGCTACATTCGGGACAACCCCAAGCTCGTAGACAACGTATTTCAGAACGATCCGCTCCTCGCATACCTGAAGCTGAACCTCCGTCAGGACTGGGACGGTGGAAGTTTGATACAGGAAAATTTCATTTATAGGGGACTCATCGGAGGCGGCTACCAAAAAGGCAAGACCTTCGACGGTTCCGAACGCCAGGTCGAGCAGGGCTTCCAGATCATCCCCAAGACCTTCGAGATCGGCGTTACCCTTGCGAAAGAGGACATCCAGGTCTTCAACCGGGGCGAACTAGCAGCCTTCAAGCTCGTGGACTCCCGCATGACCACCGCTTACATGACCATGGGCGCAGACTTGGCCATCGGGCAGTATCTCAATGGTCAAGGCACCTCCATTGCCAACTTGAACGGCCTCGCGGAAATCTGCAATGACGGCACTACCGCAGGCTTCGACGGTGCCACCTACCCGACCTACGGTGGCATAACTCGTGGTGGGCAAACACTCAATGCCTTGAAATCGGTTCCAATCAACGTCAACGGCACCATCGAGTACAACGTCCTTGAAGAGTCCTACGGCAACACCTCCTACGGCAACATCGAGGCCAATCTTGGAGTGACGACTGTAACTGGATATTCCTACGTCAAGGAGAAGTTCCAGACGCAGCAGCGTTTCAACGACACGCAGGACCCGGCCATCGGCTTCAACGGACTGAAGTTCAATTCCGCCACGCTGATCAAGTCTCGCTATTGTCCTGGCACTGGTGCTGGTGGTTCCGCGACTGCCGATGGCATTGGCACCGCAGGCACCGATGCGAACCTCCAAGCCGTGGACTTTCTCACACAGACAACCAACGGCGCAGTAGTGGCCTATCCGACGATCACAGGTGAGACCCTGTTCTGGATTCAGGCGCGCGAACCATTCCTGAACTTCTACGTGTCCACTGATCCCGAGTTCGGCTTCGGCTTCACCGGGTTCAAGCCTCACCAGCTCAACACATCGCTGGTCGGGCAAGTCCTGTTCGCTGGGAACCTGACCGGGCATCCGAGGTATCACAAACAGCTTTTCAATATTACAGGTTGATCCCCTGCCTCCCAAGGCAGCACTGATGCCCGGCGGGGCAGTAAACACGCGAGGAGGCAACACATGGCAAATATCCGCGTAATTCAATCGCCGTACATCGGGCCGTTCGCGAACATCGAAGCGGTGGCCGAATCATCCACATCGTCCGGCGTGGGCATTCACATCGGAGAACTCGGCGGTCGCGTGGAACTCACGCAGACTGGAGTCGGAACCAAGGAATACCAAAAGGTGCAGCTCGACTCCGGTGCCACGGCAGCCACCAGCGTCGGTGCTCCCACGACCGGTGAACTCGTCTTCTGGAAGGACAAGTCCAAATACCTCGTGACCAACGACACGCTCCAAGCCATCGGTGGCCAGACCACGCACGGCTGGCGGAACGAGGTCGCAGGCGTCCTGGTCACTCCACAGACGGCACTCACCGCGAACGTCGGCCTGGCCCCCTACATCTGGGTACAGCAGAAGGGCAACTGTCCTACGGTGAAGATTGCGTCCGGCTCTCCAGCCGTGGGCGACAAGCTGATCGCAGGCACGGTCACCACCACTGCCGCAGGACTCATTGCAACCGCGTCCACGGCCCCGGTGGTCACGCCGCTCGGCCAGTTCACCACGGCGGCAACTACTGTCACGGTCGCTCCGGTCGATCTCGACATCCCCGGAATCCCATAACCAAGGAGGCAACATGGCAGCAGTAGTCGTAGTCCGCTCCCGCAGCTCCGTTATCGGCAGCAAGCGGATGATCAATGCCAAGGTAACTGTCGCCAACTCCGGCGACACTTGGACAGTGCCGGGAGTCAAGCTCATCGACTCGGTGCAGACCACGCCAGCGACGGCAATCGTCAATGGCGTGACCTTCTCGGGCAACGTAGTGACGTTTCTCTCGGCGGCATCCAACCCGACGGAAGTCTCAGTCGTAGGCGTCTAGGGAGGAGTCCGCTTGGCTCTCGATACCTATGACAGTATTGTGAACTCCCTCCTGCTCAGGTGTCCCCTGGCAGGAGGGCAACTCGCGGAACAGTTCATCAACTATTCCTTCCGCGATATCATCGAGCGTCGCAAGTGGTCGTGGTCAATCGCGCAGTCGCAGTTCATCTTCCCCGCTGCGGCGACCGCTGGCACGGTCACGGTCACGAATAATAACAACTCAGTCACCGGAGTGGGCACTAACTTCCTCGCGTCGATGATCGGCATGCAGTTCCGCACGTCCACCCTGACTCCGATCTACACAATCACGGCGGTGAACAGCACGACCTCCCTCACGCTGGACCAGCCGTGGGGAGCTGCGTCCGCGTCCACGCAGGGATACAAAATCTACATCGCGTACCAGATCCCTCCGACGGACTTCCATGCGTTCACCACGATCTACGATCCGAACTTCAGCTGGTCGCTGTGGACGACCGTCGGTCAGGCAGAACTCAACACCTACGACGCGCAACGCGCATCGCAGGGAACTCCCTATGTGGTCGCGGACTACGACTACACCAACACCCTGTTCGGAGGCGCGACGATCACTCCCGCGCTGCCGAGGTTCGAGGTATGGCCGCATCAGCAGGCAGCCTACGTGATTCCATTCATGTACGAGAGACGGTTCCCCGATCTCAACGATGCGAATGGCGAACTCCCGAGGTTCATCCCCGGCAACACGATCCTCGAAGGTGGACTCGCCCAGCTGGCGCGCTGGCCGGGACCTGACGCGGAACACCGCAATCCATATTTCAACGTGAACCTTGCGATGTCACACTCCGAGCGATACGATAAAGCCGTGCGGCAGCTGGAAGTCCAGGACGATGAGGTGTATTGCAGAGATGTTACCTATGGACAACAAACTGGATTAGCTTTTTGTCCCTACCCATTTCCAATCAACAGTAGTTTTTTGCAACTCCATGCTATTTAACAAAGGAGAATTATCATGAGCAGCATTATTAAGACTGGGGTATCCAATTACGGAATGAAGCCGTCCTGCGAGCCTTCAGGCAACGTGACGACTGACGGAAAGATGACCACAGTTCCAGTACCAGCGCGCACTTCTGGCCCAAATTCCATACCTGAAGTCACACTTGACCAGGCAGCGGGATTGCCGGCACGCAGCGGCGGGAAATAACCCACTAACCATCCACCACGATAGCGAGGCAAGTCTGAATGCAGCGGATCACGATCTTCGCGATGCAGGGCAACACGCGAGTGGTTACAGGAGGCGTGTCCTCCACCACGCTGGTGGAGGGATCATTCCCCTCCTGTACGGTTTCTGTATTTGCTACTGGCACCACTAATCTCGCTACGATCTTCGGGGACAATCTTTTTCCTCCGACGCCTAAGTCCAATCCATTCACGGCAGACTCCACCGGCAGTGGGTTCTTCTATGCCGTGAATGGGACTCGCGTGGACATTCAGCTCTCTGGCACGGGGATCGCTGCCCCATTTACGCTGGCCGGGGACGTGCTAGTCAACGACCTCTCCTTGACCACGATATCTGCTCCAGTGACGATTCCATTCGCAGCATCTCCGGCGTTTGACCTCTCACAGGCTGATTGGTTCCAGATCACGCTTACTGGGAACGTCACTACGCCAACGTTCCCGAACCCTGTCGCTGGATCAGTCCTGATTATGACGATCATTCAGGATGGTACGGGAGGCCGCACCTTTGCATGGCCGGGATCGTTTCTGTTGCCGCCCGCTATATTTGCAACAGCGGGAGCAGCTACCGATGTGACCTTTAAGTTCGATGGGGTTAACTGGCGGGTATGGACATCGGGGCTGGGGAGTGTCATTTCAAACAGTCTTATTACCATAGGCAACGTCTCGGTAGGGGGAACGCTAGGGGTAACGGGAACGTCTTCACATACAGGCAACGCCACCTTTGGGGCGAACGTCCTCATTAAGGGGCCTGTTCCTTGGGCTGACGTGACTCAGTACGGGCTTCTGGGGGACGGAGCCACAGACAACACAGCTGCGTTCAATTCGATGATGACCACTCTCTGTGCCAGTAATCAAGCACACACGGTTTACTTTCCGATTACCGCTGGAGGAAACTATCTTTTCAACTCTGCTCCAAACGCAATCGGATGTGAGGTCGTAATTCGTTGCAGCTATGATCCTGTTCAATGGAATCCAACCGGAGTAGATTCAGCCCAACTTACCGCAAATTACACTGAAGCGACTCCAACGAATGCATTTATCTCATTTACGGGTTCCACGTCGCCCGGTAATTCAGGTATTCAGGGGTGCTCGATTTGGAAAGGTCTAGGCAAGACTGGTGGAACGGCTATCAAGTACACAGGTACAAGCACCACGCAGCGAGCTGGTGGCGGACCAATTCAGGATGTACGTATTTCAGGCGATGGTACATGGAACTGGGGCTTGCGGGTTGATTGCACCAACATCACAACGGCAGGGTCGCCGGGTTGCCGCGACATCGTTCTTCGCAATTTTAACAGCTTCCAAACCACCACAGGCTGCATGAGTCTGAATAACGCGGTTCACTTTAACTGGGAGGCAGGAGCGTGTCTCCCTACGGGCGGTAATGGCCATGTCGATGTGACTGGGCTGGTCACAGCCAATGCCCAGAGCATCAATGTTGAATTCCTTGGAGTAGAAATTCTTGATACTCTGGCATTAGACTTTGTGGGAATTTCTGGCAATCCTGGATTTACCTGCGCTGGATGTACAGTCAATGCTCTCACGGCCACAGCAAATACTGTTCTTTCTAATTTCAGTGGCATATCCATTAATCCACCTGTTAACAGCGGCCAGCTTTCCTATCAAGTACTTGATAATCTAGCAGGCGCGGCTCAAGGGACAACGTTGGTAGACGGCCTGAGGGCCAAAACATTTATTACCGCTGGTCCAGCAATAATTTCCAATGCTGGAGTTGGTGATGTTATCTCCAACAGTTCCGCTACTTCCGGCAATATCCGCCTTGGGTCAGACGGAAACATGACCATTCGCCGGAACAATGGCAGCGGTTCCGGTTCAAATATAGCCATCACTTTTGATGCCTTCAGCACCACGCCATTCAACTTTGATACCACGAATGGATTCAGCACCACGCGAAAAATAACTAGTTCGCTGGCAACGGGCACGGCACCACTTGTTATTACCAGCACTACTCCAGTGGCTAATCTTTCTACTACTCCCACTACCTACAATGCAGCTGGGACGCAGCAGGTTAATACGCATGTCGTTCAGGATACCTGCACTCTAGGCACGAACTGTGCTGTAACACTTGTGGGATCAGCCGTATTCACCAACGCCACTAGCTATACCTGTGTTTGTGAGGATGACTCGGCCATTGCGGCCTGCCGCGTATCACAGACTTCGGGGAGCGCATTTACTATCACGGGAACAGGAACGGATGTGATCCGTTATGTGTGCATAGGGAGCTAGATGATTACGACCAGACAAACTCGGCCCTGTGACGTATGTAGGCTGGTGGACTTTGACTGCACGCCGAAGTCGTGCGGGTATTGCGGCCTTTGCGATGCTTGGATATGTGATGAGTGCAACGGCAACTGGCCAAAGCGCCTGAAGGCCGCAATCAAGCGAAAGCTGGAGCCGGGCTACCAGGGCCAGTCCGACTACATAGAAACGCAACAAGGAGCATTAGATGCACGAGCGCGAACAGATAATAACATTCCTGTTGCAACAGTGTGACCAGAAGAATGGCGTGATCCAAGGCTTGCAGACTAAAATTGCAGAATTGGAAAAACGGCTGGCCGAGACTCCACTACAGGATAGTACGGAGCATAAAGCGAACGGTAAGGTTGTATCACAATAATCTTCGGAGGTGATCTAAATGCCAATCAGCATGTTGTTCTGGTTCCTTTTCATCATCTGGATATTATTCGGTGGCTGGATGTACCAGCCTGCTCCGGGAAATTGGCGGCCCTTCGGTGGCCATCTGCTACTGGGAATATTGATATTCCTGCTGGGCTGGCGTGTGTTTGGATTCGTCATCAAAGGGTAAGTGTTAACTAAAGGAGATCCATCATGATCGACCAAGCGACCCGTGGACTACTCGACGGAACCATTCCCTTCTCCCAGTGGACATCCCTCGAACAAGTACCGGTGATGATAGATGGTGGTGGGGCGGACTCTGGTGGGCCGAATGTCTTGCCGCATGGGAAGTCTGTCTGGAAGCCGGGAACCACTCTGGCTCCTGCGTTGCTAGCTTTCAATCCAGCGAAACGTCCGCCTAGCAAGCCGTGGGATAACCTCTACATGTACAACACCATTACCCGCACGCCGCCGCGCCTCTCCCTTGCCTGTTGGGAACTGGACTTCTCACTCTCCGCGCTTGACCTGAACGGCAACGCACGGGAGTTTGAGATCGAACTATGCGAATCCGGCTGGACGTACAACATGGCCTGGCAGTACAAATGGTCGAACGTGGACGGCCCTCCGGCGTGGAGACTGTTCGACCAGACTGCTCCGAAGAACAAATGGGTGCCGATCCCGTCGATTCCTGCCCCCGCTCCGAAGGCTGGAGTATTCGTCTCCGTACAGGCATACTTCCAGATCGACCGCGAGACTGGAATGACCACGCACGACTCCATCACCATCGACGGAGTGAACTATCCCGTGAATCTCCCGCACGCGAAGATACTCAAGTGGTCGCAATCGGTTAACTACCTCCACAACGCCGTGCAGATCGACTCGCTTGGCGACGGGCGTGCGTGCAGTATTCAGCTGCGCAACTGGAACGTGCGGGGAGTATGACCGGGGCTGACACTGCCAATCCGTTCAACACCTACATGAACATGGTCACCGCCGTGGCCGTGACTGTCGGCTTGGTCATGGGATACTTCCGCGACAAGCGGCTGGCCACGGGAACCGCGCAGGTGGCTACAGAAGCAAGAAAAGTAGCCTCAGCTGTGGTTGATGTAAAGACCGAGCTGAATACCTCCAAGGAGGAGGTCGCTACTCATCGGCTGGATGAGAAGCAAGCTTTTGGAACCCTTCAGAATAAGGTAGACGCTACGCATATCATCGTGAACGCTCAGAAGACTGCCATGATGCAGAAGCTAGCGGATTCCCAGCTATTCACCCTCACGCTGGCCAAGATGGTCCAGCAGTCACGCCCCGAGGACATTGCTCTCCGCGATGCTGTGTCCTCGGCGCAAGCCTTGTACGATGCCAGCCTACGTGACTTGGAGATCAAGCAGCGAGAGGTTCAGACATAGATGCCCTATACCTCAGTAACGCGCGCGCAGTTCCGAGCACTAGTACGCAACCAGCTCGGCAGCGGGGGACTTGCATCTTCCTTTTGGCGCGATACCGAAATCAATTTCATAATTAATGAGTCCCTCCGCTTCTATAACCTCCTGACCGGCTACTGGAAGACCCGCGCCATCCTCCCCACCACCGCCGCTACCGTCTGGTACACCACTCCGGGGATCATCACTTCCAACATGCGAGTCAGCTTCAACGGCTTCCCCATGCGATCCGCATCTCTCTACAGCATGGACTTCGGACGCTCCGGCTGGGAATCCGAGAAGACGACAGATGGAGGAGACATCCCCACGCGACCGAAGTACTTCATCATCGGCGCGCTGAATAAACTAGCCATCTGGCCGGCTGACGCAGCGGGAGCCAACTCCCTGGCGCTGGATGGAATCGCGGTCACCCCGATCCTGGTCAATGATGCATCGACCCTCGACGTTGGACAGGAAGACATGAATGGACTGCTTGATCTGTGCCAGCACATCGCTGCGTTCAAAGAAGGTGGACTGGAGTTCAAAAACTCGATGGAGTCGTTCAAGCAGTTCCTCGAAGGCGCGGGAGAACGCAACGCGATCCTGAAACGCTGCGCCGCCTACCGCCGCTGGCTGGGCCTCGACAAGGGCCGTCAGCAGCGACCGCTGAAGATCGCCAGCGAAGCCATGGGAGCGAGGTAGCGCGATGGCATGGACGATCTTGGATACGAAGCCCGCTGGGAACGTGACTGACCTCGAACTCCTCAAGCGCATGACCTATGCGCTGCTGGAGAACGGAGACGCCGACGCAACCGGAACCTCCCTGATGACCACGCAGTTTTCCATCTCCGAGATGCTGGACAACGCCAACCTGATCCAGCAGCGGTTCCTGCGCGATTGCGCTCCGGTGATGCTCCGCGCCACGCAGGGCAGCGTTCCCGGTCAGAATCGCTACTCCCTCCCTGCTGATCACATCCACACGCGACGGATGACCTGGCAGGCACAGCCCGCAGGCAGCAAGGCGAAATCCCTGATCTCTACCGATTCCTACCAGCTCGACCGCGGCACCTCCGACTGGGAGCAGAACTCAGCCGCCCAGCCGCGGTACTTCAACGAAGGCTCAAACCTCCCGACGCTGGAGTTCGATCTCGCGAGGGCGCCATCGCAGGCAGGGACTATCGGCCTCGCCTACGTCCCGCAGCCGCCGACACTGACTGGCGCGGGAGTCGCGCTGATGGTTCCCGACGAGGCTGAGTCAGCGATTCTCTATGGCACGATGGGAGAATTATTAAGTTCCGAAGGCGAAGGCATCGACCCGGAGCGCGCGGACTACTGCGAGAAACGCTATGCCCTCTGCGTGGAGATGGTGAACGCCCTGATCCTCGGAGCCGACGACAACACGGGAGCGCAGGCGAATGGCTGATATCTACAATCACGATCCGAAAAAGTTCAGCGATGCCGGACTCCAGCTCCGTGTCCCCGTTGATCTTGTCCCACCGAATCAATATTCCCGCCTGACCAACGCGACCCCGATCATCGAAGGCCGTCTCGAAGGCCGGGCTGGGCTGAAGTGGATCGTCACCGTGGCCAACACCACCACTCCCGGCAGTGGCGTCCACTCCCTCACGCGACTGAACCAGCCCTCCATCAGTGGCGTAGGCGACCGAATCGCGGGAATCGACACAACACTACAGACCTACGTCCTGCCCTCCGGCTCCGTAGCCACGCTCCGTGATACTGGACTGACCGGCGACCCTCTATCGCTCCCTGCGTTTCACTATGCCAACGACACTGCCGCATGGCAGGTCGTCGCCGACCGTTCCAGCATGCACAAGTATCGTGGAGGCTCGGGCACAGGCTATTATCAATCCCTAGGTATTAAGCCTCCACTCACCTTGCTGGGAACGATCTTCGGACAGGCCGTCGCCACCGCTGGGGCCGCTGGACTGCTCAATAACACCGGAGGCCCAGCATACGACTGGGTATACACCTACGTAAACACAACCACGCTGACGGAGAGCAATCCCTCACCGCCAGCGTTCAGCGGGACGTTGTTCTTCGATACTCCCACCACGGCCACTAGTCCAGATCCCAGCTTTGGCGGATCAGCGGGCACGGGAGTAACTAACACGACCGCTACATTGTCCTCTGCGTCAGCCGCCGAGGGCCGTCAGTCCGTCCTGTTCACTGGTTTCACCTTCGGAGGGCCATCGTTATTCCAGGCTTTCTATCTGCGCATCAACGTCAGTTTCACCGTGGTACAAGGCACCACTGGAGGCTGTGTCTATGGAGTTATATACCTATCGCTCGACGGCGGCACGACATGGAAGCTGGCATTCGATGCGAACATCTCCGCTGACTTCACTGGAGTATCGACCGGGTTCATCATTCAGATTCCCGTCGGGCAAGACCCGACCCGTATTCAAGTCCGGGCGGCGGTCTTCAGCGTGGGCAATACTACCGTCCCGCAAAACGTCACTGCCCGGCGTATCCGCGATATCGGAGGTAACTTCAATCTCTCCAGTCTGCTCACCGGCGGCGGTGGCAACGCCACTATCGTCATGCAGATCAATAGCATTGCCATCCAGGCATTCCCGGCGGGAAGCGCGGTCACTACTCTCGCGCTGACCAATCAGCAAGCACTGGTCTGCGTAACCGGCCCGAGTGACCCTCAAGTGGACGCTATCCGCCTCTACCGCCGGGGCGGCTCGGTCACCGCATCATGGGCGTTCGTTGGCCAGTTTACCGTCGCCAGCCTGGTCATCGGAACCTGCGGAGCCTCTGTGGCGAACGCGCTACAGATTACCGATAACATCCCCGATGCTAGCCTTGGAGATTTCGTCAACTTCGGCAACGACCCTCCCGTGAATAGCGTTTACACCATCCAGCGTCCGCTGCCTTACGTCTGGGGGCCGGGCTTCAATCCCTCGCGGCTGTTCGGCTGTGGCGATCCCGACCGTCCCGACGCGGTGTATTTCTCCAACCCCGGCAACGCCGACCAGTGGGGTGTCGGGCAGTGGGTGGACGTTAGCTCTCCCTCTGATCCGATGCAGAACGGCTGCGTGTTCAACACCCGCGTGTTCGCGTTCTCGAAGGAGCGGATGTTCGAGCTGGCTCCGATGCTGCTGGGAGGCACTACCGTCACGCCGTTCCAGACTCCCTGCTCACGGGGACTGGCATCGCCGTGGGGACTCTGTGCCACGGCCCGGATGATCTATTTTGTGGCGAAAGACGGTGTTTACGTCACCACAGGCGGAGAGGAAACCTCTCTCGTTGAGAACGATATCAAGCCACTGTTCCCGACGCTGGATAACCCTCTGGGCAGATCCATCGAAGGCTACGACTCAGTTGACCTCGAACGCATCGAAGACCTCCGCCTGCGCATGCACAACGATGAACTCTACTTCATCTATCGCGGAATCACCGAGGGCCAGCTCAACATGCTGGTGTACGACCAGAACAAGAAGCGTTGGCGGGCAGCGAAGTATCCGGTGAATATCACAACTGTCTACAGCGAGGAAGGTACACAGTCCAGTCTCCTGCTGGGAGATGCATCCGGTGCGCTCTACAGCACGCAGTCCGGAACCGGAGACGTTCTGCAAGCCACCGCGCCGGACATCACCGTCACCCTCCGCACCGGGGCCGACGACCAGGGCATGCCGCTGAACCTCAAAGAGTATGGCAACGTCCTGTTCGATATCGACCCGGGCGGGGCTACTGTCGCCAAGCCAGTCACGATCACTCCGCTGCTGAACGGAGAGGTGATCACCGGGGCCGCACTAACAGTCACCGGGACTGGCCGCCAGCAGGTTCCGCTGTCGCTGTCCGACGTGTTCGGGTTCAACATCGAGTTCCAGATCACTTTCTCGAAGAACGCGGCGATCAATCCTGTGCTCTATCAGTACGACACTCTCTGGAGGAGCGAGCCCGCGTCGGTGACCCACTGGGAGGCCCGCGAGACATCTCACGGCCTGATCGGCTGGCAGCACCTCCGCGACATGAATATCGCGATCCGCTCGACGGCGACGGTCACTCTCACGTTGACCCTCGATGGCGTGACTGTCCAGACCTACACGCTGGCCTCGACCGCTGGATTGCGACAGAAGATCTACGTCCCGATGCACGCGAATAAATTTAAACTCGTGAGGTATTCCCTCGACTCCAGCGATCCCACTCAAGGGTTCCGACTTTATGAATCCGACCTCGAAGTCCGAACGAAACCCTGGGTGACACAGCTCGGCTACGCAGTCGTGAAGCCATTCGGAGCCGAGTCCACGCAGGCACCAGAGATGCTCGCCAGCGAACTCCTGGGAGGCAGATAGCCCAATGGCAGTCAACGTACCTGATCTCACCGGCGGCGAAGAGGACGGCTCCAGAGGCGGAGTCACCGGCAGTCCCGCCACGGGAGGAATTCCATCCGGCCCCGCGCCCCCAGCGGCTGTCTCCGCAGCCCAGCCTAACTCCCCCGTGAAAGCCCTCCAGACGCGCTGGCGTCCGGAATCTTTTCTGAATGTCCATGCTCTCCTGAGCAATCCCGCTACCGCCCCGCAGGCGTCACGCACGCTTGACCGGGCGATACAGCAGGCATATCAGAACGACTCGCAACTGGAGAACATGATTGCCTGCACACAGTTTGGGAAGTCGGTGGTCACAGGGAAGTTACTCAGTATTCCCACGGGACTGCTTACCGTCGCGCAGGTGACCGCCGTGATCGACAACGGAGCTACGGCGCATAACTTCTGGGTGAGTGCCACGACCTCACAGCAGCCGGGGTGCATCGACATCTACGTATGGATGCCCACTGCCGCGGGGAATAATACTCCCATTGCGGCTACCACGGCGGTGACCGTCCGCTGGAGCGTACGGGGGACACTCCAGTGATGATCCTTGCCTCACCTCAGGCGGTTGCGCTAAGGTGTCTGGCATGAGCACTCTCGCATCGCTGGTTGAACCCGCTTCGCCGAAGTCGAAACCTACACCGCCAACTCCCATTGCCCAGATCGACTACGATGGAGGCACCTATGTCGATGTCATCCCTTACAACGCCTACTTCGACGACCGCTGCCGCCACTGGCTATTTTGGCTCTACGACAAGCTGCGCGAGGACGATCTCTTGCGGCTGTACTACCCGAACGTGGATGCTACCGACCGCAGCTACCCGATGTTCGTCAGGATGATGAGCTCGGACACCACTCAAGTCCTGCTGGTCGTGCTGAAGGACAAGAAGACCGACGAGGTGGCTGGACTCGTGGGCATCGCCACATGGGAACCTATTCAGTTCGGACCGTCGCGCCTCGGCCATGCGGGATTCATCTTCATCCGTCAGTATTGGGATCATCGTACTTCACTTGAAGCAGGTGAACGTATTCTCCGTTATTGGTTCGAGGAAATGCCTGACAAACTGGATATTGCCGTTGGGATAATTGCTGAGACTAACATCTTGGCAAATCGTTTTATTCAGCGTTTGGGCTGGACAAAGGTAGGTGCATTGCCGAACTGCCAGCAGTATGGGGGAGAACCATCAGACGCTATCATATGGCGGATTACCCGGCAACAATTTGAGGAGAGAAAATAAGAATGGGCCGACCGCAAAAAGATAATGACTATGAGGTGCGGGGAGATCACATTTGTCTTTTTATTGATTGTTTGGGACAGCGATATGAATGTCTGATTGATATACCCGATTTGGAACGTGTGTTGGGGCGTCGCTGGTGCCTTAATATAACTTCCAATCCCCATACTCCTTATGCCGTGTCAGGTACTCGCCCTATTAATGGAACTAAAGTTCAGATGCATCGCTTACTTGCCGATGCGCCTGACAATATGAGCGTAGACCATCGAGATGGGAATGGGTTGAATAATAGGCAATATAACATTCGAGTGACTACATCATCTGGAAACTCATGGAACAGAACTCGCATTGGAGTATCCAATACTTCCGGATATCGTGGCGTATCGCGATATGGTCGCTATGGAAGATATCGCTCTCGGGTGGAGTATGGAGATAAAACCTACGAACGTAATGGCTTCCTCACGATTGAGGAGGCTGGACTAGATGCAGCCATAGTGCGTGCCAAGATTGATAATGGCACGTTCGAGGAGCGTCCATAATGCCTCCAGCAGTAGCCCTCGCCATCCCTGCCATCGCTGGCGCGGGAGCCTCCGCTGCTGGCGGCAAGAAGGGGGCCAACCAAGCCAAGGACGCAGCTAACCGTCAGTTCCAACTGCAATCCACCCTGGCCGATAAAGGCCTGAGCGCATGGCAGCCGGCAGCGGACTATTTTACCAAGCTCCTCTCCGGTGATCCCACGCAGATGGCGCAGGCCGTCGGGCCGACCAGCGACCTGCTCAAGAGTCAGCAGCAGGGGCAATCCCGGCAGATGGCAGCCACGCTTCCGCAAGGCGGCGAGGCGAACGCGGCCCAGGCGCAGGCTTCACAGGGATCGTATAACAATCTTGCAAGGCTCTACGCTGGAGTGCAGCCCGGAGCAGCATCCGCGCTAGGGCAGCTCGCGGCAGCACCGATGGGCGCCAGCGCACCGAACGTCGGCAGCGGTCTCAAGTTCGACACCCATCAGCAGGAACAACTCGGCCAGTCCAAGGGAACCATCGGCTCCGGACTTGGAAGTATCGCCGCTGGTGCCAAGCATCGTGGAGGCAGCGGCAAAGGAGGCGGGGGTGGCAAGGGAGGCGGTACGCCTAACTATCCCACTCCTGACTACGGGAGTATATCCCTGTGAGCAGCACCGCATCACTCCTCGCCGGACTTGTCCACGGTTACACCGAGGAGAAAACTCGCGCTGCTCATGAGGCCTTGGAACAATCCAAAGGCCAGCAATCGCAGATGTTGCAATACCTCGGCCACCTCGCCAGCTCCCCGAACATCCCCGCTGAACACCAGCAATGGGCACTCGGCAAGATGCAGGAGATCATCAACGCCAAGCCGGGAGGGAAGCTCCCAAAGGTGGATCTGAACGAACTGCCGCCGGTGTCCACTCCCGCCGGGCCGACGCGCACAATGCAGCCAGCTCCAATCCCGGCGATGACTCTTACTCCTCCGGTTGGGCCGGGAGGTCAGACTCCTCCTGCACCGTCCGGAGACACGGGCCGCGCTCCCGACTCCACGGTGAATGCTCTCGGGAACATCACCCCTCCCGTGGGGCCGAGTTCAGTTCCCGGCTACTCCGGCCCGATGCCGATCTCCAGTGTGCGTCCCGGCGACCCAGGCCCAGCGGATGTTCCTAATTCCACCGTGGGTCCGATGGACTCCCGTGGCAGGCCGACTCTGGTTCCAGACGGTAGCATTCCAAATCTCAACGCCGTCGCGCCAACGTCCTCGTTGACTCTCCCGGCACAGCCACAGGCGCAGATTCAGAACCCGATGCCGCCGCAGCAGATCAGCCAGGGTGGATTGCACGTTCTGACTCCCGAGGATCGAGCCAAGTTCGCGACGGTGGATTCCGCCAACCAGATGGCGAAGCTGCGGTCACAATTCCCCGGCAGAAGTGACGAAGACCTTGCGCACTACGCCCAGCACGGGGAGTTCCCCAAGGCGTCGCTACACGAGGTCGCTCCCGGCGGGAAGCTGGTAGACGAGCACGGGAAGACTATCGCGGAAAACACTACTCCCAAGCCGGGGACGAAATCTGGCTTCGAGCCGAAGATGGGGCCGGGAGGGCCAATCGGGATCACCGATGTCGCAACCGGAGGCATGCTCACCCCCGAGCAGGTGGCCGCGAATCCGCAGGCCAAGGCCGTGCTGGATCAGGCGAAGGCAGAGTACAAGACCCAGCAGGATGCGCAAGACACCCGCGACGAAGCCAAGGCCCAGCGCGCACAAGAACTCGCCGACCAGCACGAGGAGGCCGGACGCAGGAAGCTCGTCTACGGCCAGGCGGTGGACGCTGCGAAGAAGGCCCGTCCGATGGTGGATGTGCTGGACGCTTCGGAAGACTACATGAAGGGTGGAGTGTTCACGCCGCGGCAAGACCTCGCGCTGATCGTGCGCGCCGTGCGGGCGATGAACCCTGGCACCGTGCGGCTCCCCAACACCGAACTGGAACAGGAGCTGAAGGCAGGCTCCTATGGCGACCGCTTCTCCCGCTGGTACAACACCGCCACGGAGGGAGTGCTTCCTCCTGACCAGCGACAGGACCTGATGAATGTGATCCGCACCGAGACCACGAAGACTGCTGGCTCGGCGGCGGACAACTGGCGCGAGAGTTTCAAGGGAACGAAGGAGGAGGAACCTCCTACCTATTTACGTAGGTTTGAAGCCAAGCCTGCCGATGCTGGCCCTCCCGAGGGAGCTTCACACGAGGTCTATGCCGCCGATGGCAAGACGCTCATCGGTCATGCCATCAATAATAAATTCGTGCCGCTGGGCAAGGAAAAATGAGTACCACCGCGCAGGTTCCAGATCAGATCGAAGGACTCCCACCGGGGGCGATACTCAAGCCCCTGCCGAAGCAGTTGGTCGAGGGCTTGCCTCCTGGTGCGATACTCAAGCCGATAGGATCGACTCCCGCTCCGCAGGCTGCTCCCCCCTCCGAACATCCTGCTGGTGCACCGTTCACCTTGGATTCCGTGCTGAACGCGGGCAAGAACTTTCTGAGTGCATTCGGCTATAACGTGGCTAACTACAAATCCGCGCAGGAACAAACACAAGGGATGAACCCTATTCAAGAAGCCTTTGCGGCGACGACTCCGCATCCGGTCGATGCCGTTAAGTCCGCAGCTACTGCTGTCAGACATGAGTTTCAGAAGGGTTCAGAAGAAGGTAAGCAATCGCTCGAAGCCGCCCAGCGAGGAGACATTCCCGGAGCGGTGGCACATACCATCGGTCAGGTCGGCCATGCCGGCGCAACGCTCACAGCTCCAGTGATGGGAGAACTGCCATCCAAGGCGGGAGAACAATTCGGTAGTGGCGATGTATCTGGAGGTATTGGAACCACGGCTGCACTGCTGGCTCCGATTGCGGCTAGTCACATGTTACCGCAGGGCAAGCTACCAGCCGCAATGGTACAGCCGGAACATGTTGAAGCCCTCACCGGACTGATCGAAGACCGAGGCGGGACGGTAGACCCTCACGAGACAGCCTCCGCTGCGCTGCCCACGCTCCGCGAGACCGCCGTTCGGATGAAGGTCGATCCATCTACGCTCAAGGGCCGCGAAGCAGGACAAGCCACCCTCCGCGTCGCCGAGCAGGCCGTCCGCGACACACAGAATGAGTTCAACGACATTCGCAAGCCGTACAATTCCGTCCTCGTGGACCAGGCACCAATCGCGCAGGTCTACCGCGATGCGATCACGCCGGAGCTCCTCGCCAATGAGCCGAAGGTCGCACGGACACTGGAGCGTACCGCACAGAAGTTCGATCAGCCGGCACCGCTCGACCAGGTGAACCAGTTCCGTGTCCGCATGAACAATCAGCTCAACGCCTTCGAGCAGCGCGGGACGACCGCGCAGATCATGTCAGACATTGAGACCAAGGCGCAGAAGGCGGCAACCAACGCGGCGCGGGATATTGAATACAACACGGTCGGCAGGCTTAGTGGTCTTGATCCTGAATACATCCGGTCACTGAAGCAGCGCGAGGGATCTCTCATCGAGGCGAAGTCCTCTCTCACCAAGGAATACAATCGCGCATCCGGCGCGCAGGGCGAGGCTGTCAGCAAGGGCGTGCGCGAGAAGGTAGCGAACACATACCCATCCCCCAGAGGAGTGAAGCACGCAGGGATACGTGAGCTGATCGGGCCGAAGCCGATTGACGTGTTGAATAATCGGCTCAGCAAGATGTTCGCGGGAATGGGACAGGCGAGTGATCTCCCCAGCTATGAACAGGTACAACCACCCACTGCTCCGCAGATCGAAGGCAGTCCATCCGGCCCACTCCCTGGTGGCGAATCCCCTGTCGATGAACTCACGCGAGGAGGGCCTGGGACGCCTCCACCGACGGCACCGGACACCTCGCAGACATTCTCCCGTGGCGGGAAGATGGGCACACCGCAGGGGATCGCGGATCAAGTGACCGCTGCGAAGACCGGAGCTACACAATCTGCAACCGCGAGGGTGGACGCGCATAAGGTGGCGAAGGCTGCGATTGGTGAGCAGGTGCAATCGCCGGTTGCTCCCACTACCGCAGCTTTAGAAGCTCAGAGGAGATTTCAAGAGAATAATCCTGGAACTAACGTAACTACCACGCCACAGTCATTTATGAAGACTTCTGGTGTGCGGGCTCCAGTCGCACCAGTTACAACCGCTGGACAGATCACCCCCGAGCACGTCGCCTCGGAGAATGCCTTCTACACGCAGGCCCGCGCGGAACTCGGAGCCGACGCCTCCCCGTCCATAGTCCTCCAGCGTGCGCAGGCACTCAAGATTGACCACGCAGCCAAGGCCGCGCCACCGCCAGTGACTCCCGTGACTCCGACGATGCGCCAGACGCTGACTCAGCGAATGCAGGCACGACCACTGCCTACGCTGCGGAGGGTAACTCCACCGACTGCTCCGGGGGGCACAACCTCCGCGTCACCACGAGCACAGGCCACTGCTCTGATGTTATTAGTAAAGCAAGGAGTGCTCACGCCAGCGGAAGCGGACTCGAAGATCCAGCGGCTGGTCGGCCCCGGGGGACGCAAGACAATCCGCCGACCAGTCGGGCCGGAATGACTCCCGGAGTAACAAAATTTAGACGGAAATTGATAGTGGCCGAAAGGGAAGGCGATGCATGATGTTTTATCTTCACTTACTGTCAGGGACATCATTGACGGCATTACTAAGCTACTGGTTGCCCTCGCTCTTGGTTATGTCAAGCTGCGCATGGATTCTGAGCGACGCCGTCGTAGAGAGCACGAAAGAAGAGTGGCCGCAACTATTCAAGCCACTCACCACTCCTCTCATGATCATGATGCCGGAAGTCCAGCCGAGGGGAAAAAGAACGGTGTACATCGCGACCATGATGGTGATACTAACCGCGACCCTCCTCGCGGGAGTGGGAATCGGGTACGGAAGCCGTGACCACCAGTTAGCAACCAATGTTTTCACCTACGAAGGCGTAGCAGTGAACTCACGGGTAAGCGAACGGCAATATTGGATGACGATTCCGGGGTATGATCGCCAGCGAGACTTTGAGTTCTGCCACCCGCTCAAGATGCCAGCAGATGTGATCGACATTAAATATGAGCAGAAATATGGATGCAAACAGGTTTACGGGGTAGGATTCGTACAACCCCACAAGGAGAGAAGCGATGCTGCAACGATACAAACTGGACGAGATTCCGCCACCGCCACAGAAGCCACCGCAAGACTGGCAGAAGCCGAAGCCCAAGCCGGAAGATGAGCCGGAAGAGGAACACAAGTAGTCAGGGCTCAGCCTCGAATGTATTTTCTTCCAACAGGGGCTCCGGCAACGGGGCCTCTTCTTTATGCGCGAACGCTGCGTAATATTCTGTCCCACCCATCTCGAATCTCCATTTGTTATGGAACACTTCCCTGTCTTGTCCCGCGATCTTCAGTATTCGCTCCCGGTCATCCGGGTCGGTCTGTTTCAACGACCCTGAGGCGTAGTGCCAAAAGGGCAGGTCAAGGCAGTACGCACAAATGCCTTGATGATGCATTCGTAAGTGATAGTCTCCATCCGAGCAGTAAATTCGCATTCTGTCATCGAAGGTTCCGACTTCTCGCCAGCAGTCTCTACGGAGTAGGAAGCATGAGAAATCAGGGTGAGGCCGTACTCGCTTAGGGTCAGGATCTCCGCCGGGGAACTTCGCCCCGCTTGACGTACCCACGCAAGTGACAAACTTTCCTCCATCATCGACAAGCCTCCTGTACGTATCTGGACGCAGCTTCACGTCCGAGTTCGCCACCAACGCGTGTTCCCCGCCGAGGGCATCGAATACATGTCCCAGTGCGAGGTTCCACGCCTTCGACACACCGCAGCCGGGAGCTTCCACCACCTGCACGGCCTTCCCCTGTGACCGGAGCCACTGTGCCACGCCATCGTCGCCGCGGTCGATTACACAGAGGACGCGCACCCCGCCGGGGATGTCCTGCGCGAGACAGCTGGCAATGGCGTCCCGCGTCAACGCCAGTTGATTATAAATAGGCATCACAATCCAGCTTGGTTGAGTCATCGCACCGCCTCCATCGCCAGAATCCAGAAATCCCGCGCCAAGTCCATTCCCTCAACCTTCCGCCAGTCAAACATCTTTACCTCACGCCATGGACAATCCGCCAGTTCCATCTCCAAGGTTTCCTTTGTGAATCCCCAGCGATGGCGGTCCCGGTCATGTCCCATGAACGCTCCATAGACTGAGATCATGTAGGTAACCGTGTCCAGCTTTCCCACAAGCCACGCCTGTGCCAAGGCGCGAGTGTCCGGCACGGCGGTGATCAGCGATCCCCCCGGCTTGAGCACCCGGAATGCCTCGCGCTGGAGGGCGAGGGCCTCGCCGCAACCCTCGTGCTCCCAGACGTGGGAATACACAACCAGGTCGATGCTAGCATCGTCGTAGGGCAGATGGGCTCCATCGGCCACCACGTCGGGGTTCCACCGCTCCTGTGGGTCGATGTTGACAAATGGATGTTTGAATGGCCGCTGACCACTGCCGATATTAAGCGCAATCATCGAATCGCTCCTTCATACACACGCTTCCACGCTAGCGCGGCCTTCTCCCAGGTCATCGTGCGCGCGGTTTCGTTCGGACGCCAGTTCCACTCGGGAGAGTTCCAGGCATCATGAATATCTTCATATAATCCCGACTCATCATCCGGGTCCCAAGTCTTAATATAGGGAAACCACTCGTTGCCTCGGTCGCGGGAACTGGAGATGACTCTGCACCCGCTGCACAAGGCCTCGCCCACGGTAAGCGACATGCGGTCATCCGGGGAGGAATGCACGAACACATTCGCCTGTCGATACACGAGATGCAATTTCTCGTGCGGGATATCTCTCACATAGCGGAACGGCAGGCCCAAACGCTGGCAGACTTTCTCGACTAGTGATTCACCCTTGTCGCCGCGAGCGTTCGCACACATCACGTATGGATTAAGTTTAGGATTTCTATCGTTAGGCCAATCGAACCGCTCCTCCGTGCCGTGCGGGATCACATGGAACGGGCCAGCGTATCCAGTCAGCGTCCTGATCTCCCGTGCTTCGGCGAAACTCAGCGGCACCACTGCTGAAGCGTTCTCGAACATCGTTCGCATCTCGGAGTAGCTCATCCCCAGTGCGCCGGTGGGATAGAAGATCGGGAGCACGACGTAAGGCCGGCGCGAGGCGAGGGTCTTCCACCAGTTGTCTTTCGACCATGTGAGATTGCAGTGTTGAATATGAACCACGTCGTACTCGTGCAGGGACTCCGGCGACCATTCGCCGTAGAGATTCCAGCACTCGACACCGATCCTCCTGAGTGCGTTCATCAGACATTCCAGCATGATGAGATCTCCGCCGGGATGCGTGGTGGGATTACGATTGAGGAAGCAGACTTTCATAAGGCTCGATAGCTCCGTATCTCGACCAACCAGTTCTTCCAGTCCCAATTAATCTGATATAACCCGTGATACCCCATCCACCACCAGATGCGCCAGTACCAAGTAGCATTTCTACCTTTGGAGTTCCTATACCACCAAGAGCGTAATGGCGTTGGCCAATTAGCGGTCGGATCTGGAAATGACCCAGTAATATTGAAAAATTTCATAGCGTAGCAATCCCCAATCCCCGCGGCCCCGGCAGCAGCACCCAGTTCGGCAGGGTGCGATGAACCTCTGTGACGTGGCCGATGAGGTTGGTGTCGTGGGTGAGGACGACCGCCCCACGCTTGCCGTGGTCGCGTATCCAGTGGAGTTCAGCCATGCGGGAGGAGTCGGAGCTGTCGATCCAGTAGAGATCGGCAAGAGTTCCCACGTCCTGTACCAACGCCAATCCATCCATGAGCTTAGTGTGTCCCCGCGCCAAGAGACGACGCTGCGTAACAGCCACGTTAGGAGCTTCGGTATCACAAGTCCATAGTCGTCCCTCCCCGCCGTTGGCTTCCAGTGCCATGCAGATCACCTGCGACGCGCAGCCGACGTTGCACCCAGTCTCGACCACCACCCTCGGCTTCAGCGTCCTGACGAACCCGAACAGCAGTTGCAATGTCTCGACCTCCGTGCAGATGTCGGAGTCCGTGGGAATCTCCCACCGCGAATCCTGCGGACACGGTGCGAGGCCTTTGAATTCCATAGCCCGAGTGAAGTGTTCTACGCTTGGATGGGTCATAGGTATTTCCTCTCTAGTTCAACGATGAGTTCCTCGGCGCCACGCGACCACCCGCGATTCAATCCCGGCAGGTGAACGCCATGCGTCCCCAGCTTCGAATGTGTGTGCCGGAGGATGTCGTGGTTCGGCATGTATGCGCTTACCTCGTCGTGGGTGACGATCTCATGCGGAGGATGCTCGCGCAGCCACGCTGCAACGAACCCTTGTTCAGCTTGATCATCTCCACGTTCCTCAATCGGCGGAGCTGGCATCACCACTCCCGGAGGCAGCCCATACATCCCCGGACAGGCGCGGAAATCTCCCACGCGGTCGGCGTAGTTGCCGTAGTAGTCCCAGTCCACGATCCATGCGAGGGTGGCATCGTCGCGGGACAGCCAGCGCGTCCAGCCATCCGGCAGCGCCCACATGATGTGATCGTTCTCGATGGTCGCTTCATGCTGTGACCCATCATACAGCCCCGCGAATGGCCGCTCGAATCTCCCGTGTGAATAGAGATTCCCCTGCGGGCACCACATCACGCCGTCGATGCCTACCTTCGGAGTTCCCTGATGGACGACTATGAAATCCGCGTTCGGTTCCAGCCGTTGCATCAGGCGAACGCTGAGACGCAAGGCACGCCAGCTCATCTCACCGAACGGGCCGATCTGCCACCGTACGACTAACCTCGGCATTCAGCCTCCACATAAACATCTCGCGTGCGGGGGGTTGGTGTATTCCATGTCGCTGGATCGCCCTGAGGTGGCAGACCAAGAGCTTCACGTACATCACGCTCAACCTCAAAGCGCAGCTTTATAAGCTGTTCGGAAGACAAATGAGACGTACTCACATGCCCCTGGTATTCTCCGGGTTTGCCCCGGTAGAAGTATTCTGACTTGGAGTAATCCTCAGTGTCGAATTTAATATCGTAGCGTTCGGGGTGTTCCATCACGGGAGTGCCTAAATATGGGGTGTGTAGAGAAATGTTCAGCTCCGACGGAGCATTGGCGATAAGCCAGTTCTTCAAGGCCATGATGCTCTCCATCGACTCTCCGGGATGTCCTATCTGGCAGAAGGCCTTCACGCGAATCCCATACTTCTTGCAGAGCTGGACAGTGCGTGTGTTGTCAGCCACAGTAGCCTTCTTCTGGATCGTCTTCAATATGCGATCATCTCCCGCCTCTACTCCTGTGCATAGCTCCCAACAGCCAGACTCAGCAAATGCCTTTGCTTGTTCGTCATCGAATAGATTGGCCTTAACGAAAGCGCGCCATTTGATCCCCTCAGGCTTCAAGGCCTCAGCCAGAGCCATGGTTCTTTTTCTTACTATGTTCACTTCGTCATCAAAAATCATTATCCCGCCATAGCCTTGGGACTTGAGCTGTCTGACTTCGGTGATAACATTGTCAATAGAACGCAACCGGATACGAGTATATCCCTCGAAATGAGCACAGAAACTGCACGAATAAGGACATCCTCTCTGCGACATAATCGTGGTTGCCTTGAGTCCCGCAATTTTGTAATCGTAAGACGCAATAGGTAGCAGATGTCTTGCTGGGATGGGAACGCGATCAACATCTAAAATACCTCCAGGGCTTTTCAATATGTCGCCCTTTGTCCAATCACCATTTGCTATCTGTACGATCACCTCTTCACCATCACCCACGCATACCACATCTGCCCCGACGCGACCGCCGTCGGCAGGGACGGTTGAGAAATGCGGCCCGCCGACGGCGATGGGAACGGATGGATAAGTGGATCGCAACTCATGTATCAAGCTGGACATTTGCGGGAAGTGCGGAGTGAGGCACATGATGCCGATCACATCGGGTGAGTGACCGGAGAGTGGAGCGTCGAACGCGAGGTCGATGACGCGGGCGGTGTGACCTGCCGATTCCAGCGCGGCGGCGAGATAGAGCAACCCCAGCGGAGGGAATGTCTTCGCGTCCACGAGGAAGGGTGAGGATGGATTGATTAGAAGTATGTGTGCCATATTTATTTTAGTATTACACCAGCTGGAATATCCTGATCATATAAGTGTTTAGCACCAGGACATAAGCTATTGTCACTGCTTGTTATTCCACAATTTATTACTACTGCTGGTTCCAATACTCCCACCCTGCCGCCAGCCTTGCGAATCTTCTGGCACATCGCCCAGTCCTCGGAACCATTCACCTTCACTGCCGAATCGAATGGGCCAAACTGATCCCACGTGCTCCAGTCCATTAGCCAGCTCAATAGGCCAAGGGCTTCAAGCTCACGTATGACGCCGATATGTGTCGTGCCATAGCTCTTACCACGTTGCTGAAAAGGATGACAATATCCACCAACAGCCATGAATCCAACACTCTTGGCAGCTTCAAAGGCGATTAATAATCGTTCATCCCACCCCGGCAGGAAATAACAATCGTTATCACATAAGTACAATGCATCCCCTCTGCCCCACTGATCTGCCTTCTTGATTCCGATATTACGTGCTAATCCTGGTCCTAGCTTAGTGATTCGACTATGAGCTATATGTATTTTTTTACTATATATGTCAGCATATTCATCTAACATATCGGCAGTTTCACCACTGGAATAGTCATCTATAATCAACAAGCGATAATGAGCACTGGTATGTGCAATCAAGGAATCTAATGCTTGTATAGTTAATTGGAAACGTTTATATGTTTTATTGTGAACAAGCATAATGATATTAATCATGGGAGATTACCTTGGCTGTGGGGACTCCTACATTGAGATGATCCTTCACGATCTCCTCTAGAGATACTTTTGGTTTCCATCCCAATGACGTACAGTCGTCAAACCAGAGCGAATGGATCTGGCGTTCGGGGGTATCACGCCAGTCGGGGTTATTAAGTACAGTAGCTCCATCCTGCCAATAAGATGTAGGAGAGTTGAGGCTGATACCAGCAGCATTCTTAAACATCACAACAAGATCATTGATTGTTGTTTGATTCGTTGGATTAAATACGCTCCACACCTTATGCTCCGGCCACCACTCCACCAGCAGGCAGACGAACCTCGCGAAATCCGTCACATGCAGGAAGCACCGCTTCTGCTCCCCACTCCCGAACACTGTCAGAGGTTCCCCCTTCAGTGCTGCGTCCCGGAACCTGGCCATCACGAACCCTCCGTCCGCACGCTGGAGCCTCCCGGTCACGTTGTAGGGCCGGATCACCTTCGCATCCACGGAGGGATGCCCGAGCGCCATCGCCTCGGAGGTCAGCTTCCCCAGGGAGTACTGCGCGCGGATGTCGGTCTCGCCGCGGTAGGACAGGACTTCGCTGCTGCTGAAGGTGATGAGTCTCGCTCCGGTCCGCAATGCCAGATCGAGCACCGCTTGCGTCCCGGAGATTATCTTCCATGCGATCTCCGCAGCGGGAGTCAGCATCGCATGACCGATGGGCGAGGCACAGTGGATGATCAGATCGAGCGGGTGCAACATGGTCTCGAACAGCGGGAGCTGCTCCACGGAGCAGAGGATGTTCTGCTTCACTGGGAGTGACCCCACCTCCACGCAGTCGTGCGAGAGGTCATCGCAGCCTAGGAGTTCATGACCGAGAGCTGAGAGCTGATGGCAGAGCTCGCTGCCGATCATTCCAGCGTGGCCAGTTATTAGGATTCTCATTTTATCCTCCAAGGTAGATAACCTCTCGCATAGTCATACATAAAGCGATGAGATTCCTCGTGAATTTGTGCGTCTGTCTTGTTCAGACTACGTTCCCAGTAGGCTTGGGCTTCGGGGGTTGTACTGGTACTCCCGCCCCAATGTTGGCACTTAATCCCAACGAGGCGCACAGAGTAGCCGAGCTTGTGGGTGGCGATTGCTGCCCAGTAGTCATAGCAATGGAACGGTAGCTCCTTAACTGGCCATCCGCCAACGCGATCCAGTAACTCACGCCGGAGAATGAGAGCGAAGCCATCAAGTACAGCCACCTCACATGATTCCACAAACCGCTCTCCATGCTGTTCAGCATCAGTAGTATTAGAGCGATAGTCAAACCGAGCAAGCTGGCCCAGAGCATAAGGGATTTTATAGATATCAGTCGATCCATGTTGTAGTCCTCCTCCGAATCCCACAAGTCCTACTTTGGGGTCGTCGAACTCCTTCAGCACACGAGCGTCCCAGCCCGGCTCGAAGATTTCCAAGTCAGAGTGCAGGAATGCAATCACCGGAGCGGTGGTGTGTTCGTAGAGCCACTGGAGGGAGCCGGTCACTCCGAGGTTGTCGTCGGGAGTGTTATATCTAATTACACATTCATATTCTCCCATGTGAGTACTTGACCATGATTCAATACAGCGGCAAACCAAATCACCGTGACCACCATTAGGTTGTTCCAGCACCGCAGTCGTAATCGCCAGTCGTGGAGTCGTCACAGTCCCTCCTCGAACCACCGCTCGAACATCGGCCAGAGACCGTCCCACGAGAGATGCGCGATGCTGGCACGCACGCTATCATGGCTAACATCAAACCCCAGCACAAGTTCGGCTTTATGTGCCCAGTCAGTGGGATCAAATACTGGCCTGACCTGATTATGCAGGCCCTCTAGTCTCCAACCTACAGGCTGAGGCATGCCTACGTCTTCGTCGTGATTGGTCTGAAGCAGCACGTCATAACCACCACCATATGCGCCGTGCAGCACCGGCGTCCCACTCGCCAGCGACTCGAAGATCGGATACCCGAATCCCTCTCCCAGTCCGGGGTGTAGCGTCAGGTCGCTCGCTGTGTATCGCCACGACAGCTCCTCCTGCGACAGTTCCAGCGTCACCTGTGTCACCCCAGCCAGCCCGAAGTCATGCAACAACGCGGGGATCGACCAGCTCCGCTCCAGGAGGTCGGTGTGCCACCAGAATTTCAACTCCCTGTTCCTCGCACTGAGCTGCTGGCACACACTCGCCACCAGCCCCCAGTCCTTCCTCGGTTGATTCGTCCCAATAGCTCCGACCAGCTTCTGTCCCTCATGCAGGAACGGATATAGCCTCGCCTTCGCGGCGTCGCGATCCCGCATCGGCCAGCGCGGAAGATCGAGTCCATGCGGGAGCCACGTCAGGTTCCGCTGGTTGCAGGCTTCGTCCCCCAGCGACCGCCGGATCACGCCCTCCGCCCATTTCGTATAGGCCAGCAGTCTCCGGTATCCGCGGAGTGAATCCGCGACGATGGCCGAGACCTTATCGCTGGGCCCAGTCGCGTCGAGCGTCACATATCCCCAGAGATCGAAGTGGCCCTCGTGAATGAACTGCGCCGTCTCGGGGAAGGTATCTCGCAGGAGTTCCGGGTGTGATAGCCAGAGCGTGCGCGTCGGGTCCCAGATGGTGAACATGATTCCGCGCTCCTTCCCGGCGAAGTCTTGCCACACCTTGGGGAGGTCAGCCTCGCCCCACATGTTACCCGGCAGGTTGCGTATGCAATATTGCATGAACGGCAGGCGGAGCGAGCCCACGGCGCCGCGTCCGAGCGTGGCTACTCGGAACCTGGGATTACGCGAGAGCTGTCCAGCGATGTCGCGGGTGATGCGCGAGAGCCCTCCTGCCATGTCGGGGGAGTCGCCGAGGATCAGGATCGGTATCGGTCGGTTGTTCATTGACGTTCTCCATCCACCTTGCGCTTCAGGAGTTCCCAAGCCTCACGGGTGAGCGTGGTGCAGCCCACGCGGATGGTCTTGGTGGTGGCCATCACGCGGATGGGATGCCTCCCGGCACGCGTGGAGAAGTAAAGATGACCGTCCTGGGCTTCCAATGTGTTGCCAATCATATCTGGCTCGGTATTCGTATCATTACTTTGATATCTACTGATTGGTTGTCCTACTCCAACTCCCATAATTAATCCCTCTCTACCCTTCAGTGAACTGCCGGGGCCAGCCTGCGCCAGCCCCATGTACCGCGACTACGGCTTCTGAATCTCCGCGTCCTGCGCTTCCACGTTCGCAGTGTTCTGGTCGATCTGCCGGCCCAGCCGTGCGATGTAATCCGCGTCGGACTCTCCCGCCGTCTTGGGATTTCCATGTATCAGAGCTGCAACGTCCTTCACCACCACAGGAGTGAACTGCGCTCCCAGCTGAATCAGAGCGATAACAAGGGCCTCGTTCATTTCACACCTCCGAAGTTCTGGTTAATCGTGTTGAGGATCGCCACGAGTGATGCCAGTGCCGCTGTGGCAATCGTCTGTGACGTAGGGTTCTTGATTCCGCCGGCGGTGAGGTCTGAGATATTCACCGATGCCGCGACTGCCAATAGGGCAGGTTTCCAATCCGTCGCCCCGGTATCCTTGGCCAGTTTGATCTTCTCCGCCGCGACCGTGTTGGCCCTGGATATCTTCTTGATCAGCGGATCGAGTTTGGCATAGTACTCCGGGTCAGTCGCCTTCAGCTGGTCGATGGCATGGTTGGCCGCGGTGAGCGAGTCTTCAATCGTGACGCAGGTGTTCGATGCGTCCAGCAGGGTGGCAGCTGTGACCACTGCTGGACTCGGCGGTGGAGTAGTAGGACTCGTGGTTGTGTGATAGCAGCTGGTGGCCAGTCCGGCTAGGCCCACCAGCAGCAGCATCAGGGTCAGTATGTGCTTGCGTTGAATCATGCTTTCATCTCCTTCGATTTGTCATTCGATTTGTCATTAGGAACTTCCGTACTGTCCGAGGACTGTGACCAGGCCAACACCTTCGGCCCCCAGACGACAATCTCCCGCGCCAGGATCACGCTCCCGGTGAGCTTGGCGATGTGAATCCAGCCGTTCGCCGTCGAGAGGTTGAACTGGTCGTGGATCGCAGTGATCAGCGCGGCGTTGGTGATCACTGCGTTGATAGCGTTCTTGGCCACGGCGACGAGGAAGCCGCGGGTGGCAGGGGTCATTGCCATTCTCCTGTGCGCATCTGCGTGGCCAGTCGCGTCGCCCGTGCGCCTACCTGTCCCGCCCATTTGGATTGCAGCATCGCAGCCGCTGCGCCGTTGTAGTCTCCCGTCTGAACCATCGCCAGCGTATGCTTGAATCCCATCAATCCGGTTCCCTTAGTGGCGTCTCCAATCCCCATGTTGAATGCCATGTTCATCAGCACTCCATAGCGAGCGTCGTCCAGTTGCCGTGCCCAAGGGAGATACTTGTCCAAGTCTGCCCTCACGATGGCAATATCATCTTCCAACATGACATCTGCTTCCGCAGGACTTATGCCATCGTCTTCAAGATCACGACCATATCCAATCGTGAGCTTGCCAACCGTGTCGTTATAAGGCTTCAGCCTCAGCCGTTCATCCCGCTTCAGTTGCGTTATCAGATCCATGCACTACCTCCGGTTCAGTGATCCATCTCCCAGGTTCGACCCCGATGTCTAAGTACTCCCGCCGTGCTGCGCAATCGAGGCATCTTTGCCAGCCGGACTGCGGCCAGGTTACGTGCTCATGCTTGCAGGGCAAGGCGTCTCCAGAGTTGCTGCTGTGGCCATTGTAGTCGGGGGTGTCAACATCTCCAGCGGGATTTCCAAATCCTTCATCGAATTCCATCGCCTGCCGTAGCTGGCCTCCACGCCCAGCCATAGTCCCGGCATCACCTTCGATGGAGCGGTCATCACCGGGATCACCTCGCGGACGAAATCGGCCAGCATGTCTTCCCTCGGCATTGCCATGAGGGAATCATGCACCATATTGAAAAGATTGTACTTAGCATCTAGTCCCAACTTAGCCAAATCTTTCATCACCTCCCGCATGTGCGCGTGCGCGGTGTTCGCCAGGCGATACGCTACTGCCTCCTCGGCTTGATCGCCGTGACTCCAGCAGCCCTTGCGACCGTCCCAGCGATAGACCTCATAGAATCTCCGCAGATGGCCGAACGGGGTGCGGAGTCGCTGCGTCTCGTGGGCTTCCTTGCGCTGGAGTTCCTGGTACTCGAACACGCGCGGGAAGAGTTGTTCGCAGGTGGCCAGCACGGCTTCAGCTATCTGGAGGCCGCTCTGTTTAGCAGTGCCCTTACACGTCGGACAATTCTTCAGTCCGCGGATACCATGTACCTTACCATTGTCACAAGCTGGACATTGGCGGGAAGGGAAACTTTCCATATAACGCTCGTAGAGTCCCTTGGCGCGAAGGCCATTTCCAATGCCAAGGATTCCGTGCTTAGCTTGATCATCTCTGACCCGCTTCCTCTCCGCATCACTCTTGAGCCATCTAAACCTTTGCATGAGTTCATCGTCCGTCTCCTTGATTATCTGATTGAGGTCCCAGTGGCCGAGGAAGTGCCCGGCCACCGCACTATGAATATCTAATCTCCCTAGCCGCGTATAATTAGCGTCCCCAGCCAGCAGCCCCAGCGTGATCACATGGCAGGACTTGAAATCCACCTCCGCGATGACATGCCCATCGTCCGCGCAGATCATGCCGCGGAGTGCCTTGGCCAGCTTCGGAGTGGGCTTCAACTTAGGGAAATTCGTCGTATTCGGGTTCCTCGCCGAGAGCTGAGCAATCGCCGTCTGGAAGGTGAAGGTGGTGTGGACGCGACCATCTGCACCCGGACGGAACCCGTCCACGTAGGTGCCACGGAGTTTGGTCAGCCCGCGGTACTCGATCACCTTCAGGTAGAAATCGTCATCGGTCTTGACCGCCAGGCGCTGGAGTTCCTTCGCAGCGGTGGTGTCTTTCTGATTGCCGTCTTCGTCTTCGATCTTGGACTTGGGGACGCGATGGCCCTTGATTTTCATGTATCGGAGGAGCTGCTGCGAGGAGTTAGGAGCGAAACACTCGCGACGAACCCAACGATCCACACGCTTGGCCACAGGATCCCCCCCGTCATCCACAGAAGCAATATCGAACCCAAGAAGTACAAGACCATCACAGTCTTTGGGAACCTTCTTATATCCTTCTTTCGGATGTAAACTACGACATTCATCGGGAAACCTCCTGTCTAATTCCTCTCCCAGTTCCAACTGTGCTTTCTCGAATTCGTCATTGAGTTCCAGCCGCCGAGCATCGTCAATCGGCACCCCCCGGTCCTCCATCGCTGCTAACACGGGCCGGACTTCCCGCTCCTGCCCGGTGTAGCCGGTGGTCAGAGAGTACGAGTCACCCTCGCCCCAGAGGTTGTCTTTCTTGAGTGCTTTCTCAAGAAATGTACCAAGTCGTAAGTCGGCATCAACATCGCAAATACCATAGAACTCAATATTAGTATTCGCAAGGTGCTTCCATGGAAAGGGGAAATTAATGAATGAGGAACAAAACTGCAAATGAGCAGGCAGGTCAGGCTGCCAGTGATGAAACATGTCAAGAGTATCAAACACTCTAACAGACGGAGCATATTTCCATCCCTCTCGTGCAGCACACGCACGCAATACCTTGTGATCGAAGTTATCCCAGTTGTGGCCGTAGAATGGGTTCCTGAGGTGCAACATCTCCCTCACCACTGCCTTGAACTCCCCCGTGTAGGGGATAGCGATCCCGGTTCCAGGCTGATAACTGAGCTGGAACAGTCTTACCTCAGTGTCGGAGAATCCCTCTCTCGCGTCCTCGTCGAGGGAGCTGCTCTCGGAGGTCTCAATGTCCTTCGCGATCGGCAGCCCCGGATTCTCCTGCAAGAACCGCAGCACCGACCTCGCCTGGTCGGTCGTCGGATGCGTCCAGTAGTTCAGCCTCCCGGCTGGAGTGTTCCACGTCGCAGAGTCGTCTGGGTCGATGCCCCAGGCGTAGGATCTGTCGCGACCGGATGCGATCCCCAGCGCGCGCTGGATGATGCGGGAGAATACTCCCTGATAGCTGGCCTTGCCACGGCGGAGATAGGAGGGATGGAAGTCGGCCAGCACGGGAATTGCGGTTGAGCCTGTGCTGGCCGACATCGCGTGGGCTCCTGATACTTCAGAGTCATGTTGCACCTCCCTCTGCAAGGTCTCCCTTGCTTCCTGTCGATATCTCTCACCAAGTGCGTTGCCCCCCGCTAGTGGCATCACATATCCCGCCAGATGCGTGATCCCCCGCGACTCTCCAGCCTCTCCGGTCAGCTCGCGAAGTGCTACTCCACCCAGCGCGACGATGCACCGCGGCTTGTACATCGCAATGGCCGCGTCCAGATTCGGCCTGCACTGGCGGATCGCGGAGTATTCCCACGGTGCGCCCTCCAGCCAGTTCTTCCGTGGCCGGCAATTATGTACTATGAATCCATTTGCAGTATATAATTCACTTGTTGTGTGGAGATTATATACATGCCCCGAAAAGTTCCTCCGTTTGATCTGACTAACCTTGCAGAGAGATACCTCGCTGGAGAGGGATTGGAGGGCCTCGCGATACAATTCGGCATCAGCCCACAGACCGCTGGCAACCGGCTCTTGGGTATTGGTGTAAAACTGAGAGGCCGTAGTGAGGCTATGCGCGTCAGGCTCAAGCGAGCTGGACCCTACGGACGACGCGCTCTTACCGAAGCTGCACACAATGCTGTCAGGGGTAGAAAGGTTCCTGCGGAACAGGCTCTCCGCGCCGCCCAAGCACGTGCTCAAGCCTTGCGCAATACTTCCTTTCAGGTAGGACGCTTCGAGCGAGAACTCGGAAACATGCTCAAGCGACGCGGCATAGTCTTCATTCCCCAAGAGCCCTTGGACGCTTATAATATCGACCTCGGACTCGCGCCCATCGCCGTGGAAGTCCATGTTGCCGCCAACAACCCTACGGCGTCTCGCGTAGTTAGAGAAAAAATTAAAGGTGTGATCAAGGCGAATAGAATCCCAGTCTATGTGTGGATTACTGCCGGTCATCCTCTCAGGGATGGAGCTGCGGACAAGATAGTCTCCCTGCTGGATAAGGCCAAGAGGAACCCAGCCACGGTGGGTCAATGTAGGGTGATTTGGGGTACCGGAGAGGATGCCTTCGTTCGTATATACCCAGATGAGTTCTCCCCCATACCACCTACGGAAGGCATTGAGTACGTTGGTCGCTTCCACCACAACATCCCCAGGAAAGCAACGTAGAACGTTGGTGATCGCGAACTGCTTCCGGTCAAGGGCCATCCTCCGGAGACAACGCTCCAGCACGGCGCCGCTGGGCGCATAGGGACGGAACGGTAGCTGGTCCCGCTGCTCGTGTTCCCCGCTGCCTTCGCCAACGAATAGAACTCCATTCGTGCCCGTGCCTTCGACGGCGGAGAAGTCGTTCCCATGGTCACGGCAGGAACACGAAGCACAAATTTGAGGCTTGGATCTCACTTAGTCGAGTCCTCTCCTGGCACGGCGGGAGCAGGGGGAGGCTGGAGAGAACGGCGCAGCACGCCAACGCAAATCTGATTTACTAAATCAACGAACTGTTGCCGCCCTTTACTTTCGGCCACTTGCTCTGGGAAAATTTCCTTAATCCAGGTAAAAACTAGCTTGTCCACGCCGCCCGCGATCTCTCTTGCTAGCTTCTCTACATCAGCCGCGCCGGCCACGGGTTCCGGTTCGCTGTGATGGCGCATGTGTTTGAACGTCACGCCTTTCGGTAGGTAATTCTTTTCGCCCGATTGCATGTACCGCACAAATGCGGTCGCCCATTTTATTAGATCGCTATCTTTAAATCCTGATCCAGTCGGGCAATAATCATGATTCAATTCAACTAGTGTTCGATTGCTCATCTCTCCGTCTCCTTAGACTGCCCCGCCCCGATTGATTTGCAATAGTCCACTGCCTCTTTAAGCGACCAATTGGGCCTTCTTTGGCGCACAAGTTTTACCGCGTGGAGTAGACCGGCCTGCGCCTGAGCTGCTTTCCGCAAAGAGATTGGCTCCCATTCGATATAAACATGCAAATGCCACCAATCCAGTTTCATTTCGTTTCCTTTCCGTGCGGTTGCGGCTCCCCGGCTGATGGGGTGAAGAATGCGGCCAGTGCGCCATCATGATTACAGTTACGACACACGCAGAACTCAGTTACATCTTTCATGCTCGAAGCAGCTCCATCGAACGCATAAACACGATTTATTTTGAGACTCTGGCATTTTGGGCAGCGTGGCTTCGGCCCGGATGCCCGGATTTTTCCCGCAACATAAGAAACGCGCATCACTTGAACCGTGTAATCCTCGCCGTGATCTGTCCAAATATGACGCTTATAATCGGGGTAGTGACGTGTCCATTGCTCTTCAGCGTCCGTTTTGGCGAGAGTGAGTTTTACCACTTCATCCTCGCACTTGTCCCATTGCTTTCCGCAGGAACAATAGGCTTCATGCAACGCCTGTTTAAGCTGGCTTTCTTCGACAACCGTTGTCTGCCCACCATCGCCAGTTACGCTGATAACGTACAGTTGCGGTGTCGGCCCTTCGGCGGGAGAGGCTGCGCCCGCCTTGAATATCATTCGTACAGGTTCATCAGGTTCAATTAGCGGTTCAGATTGCGGATTACACGTCATGGTTCCAAAAGTTGCTGAGTCCGGGGTCCGCGTCCCTTCGCTTGGCAGGGAGGGGCCGGAAACTTTTGCAACTGCATCCTCAACTTCCCACTTGATGTATTTGTCGAGGGTGGGCAGCAATTTCCGCATCTCAAAAACGGCGGCTTGGCCTTCTTCGCAATCGCCATTCTCAAGCACTGCTAACAATTCGATTGCCTTACTTGAGCATTCTTCCGCGTAAAAATTGTCTGATTGCGGCGGCGCGGGGCTTGGCAGGGAGCCGGGAAGGGCCGCAAAAGCATCAACTACAGACTGCCATCGAGCAGGTGATCTTTTAATTTCCTCCACGAATGGTTCTGGTATGTGATCCTCAAGCCATTTAGATATATCCCGCCCCTCCACGCTCCGGGCTGGCCAATTGCCAAACGACTCCAACATCGTCATCAACTGCGAGCCGCCAACCGCATAGGTAGCATTCGGATCAAACGGCTGAAACTCGCCACGATCCTCAATCCATTTACGAACGTCTTTCAGTGTCACTTTCCGGGCTGGAGAGCCGCCCACGCGCAACCGTCCTGCAATCTCATTCAATGTCTGAATGATTACGCTTTTGTGAATGATGTCAGTGTGCCAGTCAAATCTATCGGCCATTCGAGCATAGAACTGCAAGTTGCTAATGTCGATTTCGCGTAGCTTGTCCCCCGGCGCATCCTTCTGCCCCTGAGCGGCCACGGTTCTATCATTCATAGAATGACCTCCGGTTTACAGTCAGGAACTCTTGTAATTTCCCGCAGCGTTAGGCCAAACGCCTCTACTTCCATGCGCCATCGCACAAACTCAATAGGCAGGAAACTGTATTCAAGACGCGAATTCAGGTTCTTGAATAAATCGAAAACTTCTTTGGGAATATCCTTCCTTGTTTCGTTTGGCCAGACATAGAATGAGTACAAATACGAAGCATTGCGCTCCCCGCCTTCCCCGGAAAGGGGCGCGGCCTCGGGAACTCCGTGGTAATTGAACGCTTCACCTACGGGATCAGTAAGTTTCATTCGTTCTCGGGCATCTTTCGTCATTGCATTACATCCTTGACGTACACATCTTCCCAGAGCATCAAAGTTATGTTCTATGCAACGTGCGGTCGCGCTCGTCACAGAAGGCTCACAATTTATCCCACAATAGCAGCTACAGTCGCCATGCGGATATTCACAGCCTACATGACACACTTCCCAGAGCCCTTTACCTTCAGGGAGCTTGCCTAGCGGATGCTTTTTACATTGGGGCGCGTTCGTCTCTCTTGAAACCGGAATGCTCATGCCTTCTGGAATAGGTATCTCTAAGTGGTGCGTGTCTCCGCAGCCGTCCGACATGTCGATTTTCAGCTTCTTGGCTGGCTCCCTGGAAACGGAAGGGGCCGCAACGGGCTTAAATTCATGTGCGCCCTTAAATCCCTTGCCTGTGTGATGGATCAGATGGCCTTCTTCGCCACCCAGTTTTTCCAAAATGACATCTAGCTTGCGGAAATTCTCATCCTCTATGGCCTTCCACTTCCGATCATTCCAGCCAAGCCAATAGCCTCCCCAGAACAGCCCCAATCCGATAAGCGCAACAAGTATCGCCATTTATTCCGCCCTACCTTTCAGTGAGTCGCCGCCCCCGCCCACGTAAAACAAATTTGCATATTGGCGATGGTCCGGGCATTGGTTCGCCTGTATCTGCGCTTACCCATTTCACTCGGCCCAATGAACTCAATTCCGCTCCGTTTTCCAGCAGCAGGTTTACATAAGACTGCATCGGAAGGACCAGCACCGATGTCTTACCTTCCTTGGCCTCGGCAATCGCTTTGCGGACAAACGCTGTAGGACCTGAGCCATCTACTCCGTCATGCCGCCGAAAAGGTGGATTGACGAAATTGCTGCTGCCCCAGGGAACTAAAAGGCTGTTGTATCCTTCCGGTCGCGGACATGGGCAAGGATCGAAATCGAAATGAAATTCTTCGTCTAGCTGCTGGTACAGATCACGAGGAAACAGCCAAAATCTGCTCATCCCTCAACCTTCCTTCCGCGCTCGTGGATAGCGTAAGCATGGCATTGAACTCTCTCTAGTGGCTTCCATGAACTACTGCGATGTACCCATTCGCCCAATTCGTCGCTCAACACTACAGGCAACGTCCCTAACTCACATTCCCGGCAAACCAGCTTCGCGCATTCCTCTCTCTCCTGCTTCCGGGCCTGCTTCCGGGCCAGAGAGGATTCGGATTCGCTTTTCACCAGTTCATCTGCCAATGCCCACCACAATTTCATCTCGCGTTCATTGCAGAAGTCAGGCAGCATCTTCAGTTCCGTCGAAAGTGCGGTTAAGGCTTTATTCAAATCCGTGTCCCGCGCTCTCTGTCTTACGCTCTCGCCGCTCATAACCACTCCCGTACACGTTCATCGAACCGGCAGTGCTTCGCGAACACTTCTGCTTGACCTACGATTCGCAATCCCTGGAGCGACCGGCAGCGCGACATCGCGACGTAGGTCATTGCCGGCTGGCCAAAGAAGGCGTTTCTTATATCGCATTGAACGCGATCCAAGGTCAGACTCTGCGATTTATGCACCGTAGTCGCGTAGGCCAGGCGCAACGGTAGATACTCCACCTGCCCGGTCACCCACCGCTTCACCCGCGCGCGGTAGTGCGGCTGCGGTCGCCAGCCGCCGTCGTCCTCGGAGGCTGGGACCTTGACTGTGCTGTTCCAGCCGGCGGGACGGTCGGAGGACTCGACTCCTCGGACCAGCGGACTCAGGGTTATTTCACGACCAGTCCGCACCAGTTCAATGAGAAGATAATTTTCCTTCTGGCTATATTCGGATACATAGCCACAGTCCCCGTTCACATATTCAAAATCTGGAGCATTGGCCAGCAGCATCACATAACATCCCCGCTTCAGCTCCACCTCCGGCGGCACACCCCACTCCTTCGTCCGCGCGGACTGCCCCCACTCCGAGCGTTGCTGGCCCCAGCGACGGGAGACAACCTTGAACTTCCCTCCGGGCACGCGGTCCAGCGCGAGGGCGTTGTAGCGCGACACCTGATCGTTCCGCGGGAGGATGGTGGTTCCCTCGAACTCGGTGTCGAGTGCGGAGTGGAACACGGCCCCTGCTGCCGTGAGGACTTCCACCGCTGCGTTTCCCTCCCCCTGGCGCACGAGATTCAGCGCGTCCAGGAACCTCCCTCCGTCCTGGCGCCAGACCTTGGTCAGGGTTTCAGTGTTCTCTCGGAAGCGATCCCAGCACCCCGCGGTGAATACCCACGGCGCTTTCACCGGCGGGAGCTGGCAGAAGTCTCCGATGAGGTGAATCCCCATCGGTGTCACCACATCCGCGTAGCGGTTCGCCTCCTCCACCGCGCGGTAGAGAATGTCCATCGCGTCGGCGGAGAACATCGACACCTCGTCGATGATGAGCCAGCGGAACTGCTTGGCCAGTGGATGGATCGCGCGTTGCAGCGCCCCGGTGAGGAAGTGATCGCGCATCACGGCGAGGTCGGAGTATTTAAGAAGGCTATTGATCGTGATCGCGCCTAGATTGACTGCACTTATTCCGGTAGTGGAACTGAGCACCCCGTGCGAGGGATCAGCGGCCACGGCTGCGACGGCGTTATGAGTTTTTCCACTGCCTGCCACGCCGGTTGTGAAGCGACAGGGTGGTGGAGGGAGTTCCCTGACTACCTGTTCCTCAGAGAGTTCTTCATCTATATCACGATCGTTCATAGTCCAATCCTCACGCCATCGCGTTCCAACTGCTCTACCACGTCATAGAAATCCTTCTCCATCCGCTTGTCCAGAACCCGCATCCAGAATGCCTGTCGTGCGCTCACCCAATGGTGTTCGGCATTTCCCATCACGGTCAGATTCGCATGCGAGAAATCCATTTTCCCACCCCTGCCATGATGGACTTCCTCGTCCTTGCGCAACGGCCTGCCCAGCATCTTCGCGGCTTCGTAACGATGGATATACATCCCCCGCATCCTGCCGCAGTTGTTGAACCTGGGATATCCCTTCGGGGTGATGTGATATCCCATGCCGTCGTGCTGGAGCCGTGGTCGCCGGGGCAATGGATTCCACCTCTCAGATGGTTTCTACAATTACCTCGGAAGCCCGCAGGAGGGTCTCTCGCATCTGGGCCAAGTCCTGACGGATAGCGATTCGGGGAGAGCCGTTCAGCAGCTCGGTGTTCTCGAACCGCTGCTGACGCTCCACGGCCTCCAGTAGAAGCTCCCGCTGACGGGGAGTGAATACGTGCTGGCTCACGCCGCACCGCCTTCCCGATTCGCGGAATCATCCACGATTGGCCCACCAGCGATGGGAGTCAATCCTCCCGACTGTTGTGTCTTGGCGATGAGGTTCCTGCGCCGGGTCTCCCCCGCTTTGATCGCACGATCCCTGGCCTTCTTCGATCCGGCCTTGACCTTACGGGAGGCGGTCGCGATGGCTACCGTGTTTGTGGCAGTTGCAGGCTGGCCCGTACCCTGCGACGTGCGATACAGATCCAGCAACGCCTTCGTGGTCGCCCGATCGTGCGCGGACATGACCGCGAACCGCGAGGCCGCAAGTTCGTCCTCGTTGTCGTACTCCTGCTCGTTCACTACCGTGAGCATGTGCCTGCGATGGTTCTCCAAGAGCGTTGCGATGTCGATTTCCATTGTGGTTGGTTCTCCCTTTAATAATTTAAGATTCCAAATAACGCACTGGTTTTTCATTGGCTACGGCGTAAGCAATTTCACTCTTGGTGGAATCCCCCACATAGCCACCTACGTTGAGCACCAATACTTCGTCGCAAAGGTCAATCTTGCGCTTGTGCAGCTCATCGAGGGCCATTTTCACCTTGTCGAATTCATCCACCGGAACATATCCACCAAAGGATTTATCGTCTTGATCGTCGCATCGCGCTGCTCCGATAGACAGAATGATGTTTCCCGCCAAGGTTTCGCGAAGACTGGCTTCCTGAAACTCTCTCCAGAAGCGAGTTGAACCGCACAAGCACACAATCTTAGGCAGTTTTTCTGAATAGTATCTCAGCATACTATCGAAGCGGAAGGCCATGCGCGGGAAGTCATCATCTACGATTGCAGTCTCACGAAACGCCCTAGCCAAGTTAATAAAATCTCTCATGGTTACGATTACCTTTATATCTATAATTACTAACTACATACTACATATAACAATATGGCCACTCAGCCTAGGTCACCTCAGCCATCGCTATCGCCCTAGATAGCCAGAGAGACACCGCCGGGGGTGCGGATTGCCGTCCGGCGGTGGTTCCCTCCGTTGTCCCAGTATTGAGCACCAGCAATGTAGGGTGCTCAGACCGGAGACTCCCAGCCGCCTCGCCAGAGCAGGGGTGAGCGGCTGGGGATTCTTCTCCTGCGGGTGGGACTTGATACCCACTATTGGAACCATCAGCAGTGAGGCGCAGTTCCGTACCCCTACCGCCCGGCCTCGCAGAGACAGTGTGCCGAACCGATTACGCCGCGTTTGCGAATGCCGTTCGCTTTAATCCGGGTGCATTCATCGCGGACGTTTCAGATACTCGGTAGTAACCCTCTCTACCCTCACACTTGGGAGCGTGTCCATCCACGCCGCCGCAGGAACTGCTACTTCGTATGCTTATGATCCAAGGCGTAATACTGCACCGCCATCGCCCTCGCCCGCGTGGTGCCATGCGCGCGATTGACCGGGCACCAGTAGTCCGGCGAGTACTGCCCCGGCTTCCCCGGCAGCGGCGGGAACTTCTGCATCCCGTCCACGGATTTCGGATAACTGCCACCAGCAGCCTTCGCCGCCTGACCGCAGACATCGCAGCTGACCGACCACTCGCTCCGCGCCAGGATCTCCGGCTCCCCCGCCAGGAACTTCAGAAAAATCTCCATCATGGTCTTCTGCGAGTAGGTCTGGCCCGTGACGATCCACGGCTGGCCATCGGGACGCTTGCCCGCGAGGGACAGGATCGTACCAATCTTACTGAGCCCTTTCTGCGACGTGCGCGTGTCCATCCATTTGAACGGCACCTGGAGGAACGTGCCCTCGTACTCCGGGAATCGTACATCCGCAATCTGAACGTCCATGATGGTCTTGGCGAAGCTCCCGGTGACGTTCCCGCCGCGGTCCTTCGCCACTCCCGGCACCCACGGAGCGATGTCCCCGCCGGCCAGGTACTGCGTGATGTCGGCTCCGCCTACGTCCTCGACCTTCACTCCGCGCAGTTTGAGCTTCACGCGGTAGATTCCGTCCGGCGGCGGTGGTGGACTCGCGAACGCGTCTCCCTCGCGCGCGGTGAGGGATTCGGAGGTGAGAGATGGATCGTTGATGTCCGGCAGCGGCTCGGGGACGTGCTGCGACGGCTGGTCGAGGGAGGCAGCGCCGTTGGCTGCTCCGTTGATGGGTTGCTGCTGCTGTGTGGTGGTTCCGAAGGGCGATGCTCCTGTTGCTGGTGCAGTGCCTCCGGTTGCGAATGGATCTGTCATGATTTCTCCTCGTTGATTAAATTTTAGCGATTATGCGTCTGGGGCGTAGTGAACACGCGATACTGTCCCCAGCAACCGTTATCGCGAGTAAGTTCTACTACTTCTCCTAATTCCACAAGGCGGTCAACGCAGGCCATCTGCGTCCAGCTGTCTCCTGTCACGCCCCTGAGCACTTCGCTGAGACGAAAGGCTCCAGCTTCCTTGAGCAGATGATGCGCTCGATCACGCACTTTTAGAAATGTCACCTGACCTGTCTCGGTGAATATCTCTGCACGCTGAGTTTTGTAATCGTAGGCCATTGGATTATCTGCTCCTGCCGAGTAGCTTGTCCGCGCGATCTCTCCACCCCGCGAGTGCCTCACTCTTACTCGCATCAGCCGCCAGCCGATCCACGGCTTCCATGTACAAATCGAGTCCGGCCTCCGTCGTGGGAGAGAAAAATCCTCCGGGAAATTGTTTTTCGAGTTCCGCAATCTTCTCCGGCGCACACCTCGGCTTCGCCGGGAACATGATCCCTGTGCTCGGATCGGGATGCTTTCTGTAAAACATCCTCACCTGCACGTCCATCACCGTCTGATCGACCTGCTTCGCCGAGTCGGTCGGATCAGCCACCTTGGTGACCCGAGGCACCGCATAGTCCTGCCCATGGATCAGATCGCCGAACCAGCTACCGCACTGCGCGGTGGCTTTCTTTCCGGGGAGAGCCGGCCCGTAGATCGTGCTCCGGTCATCGTCCTCGGTCTTCGACTCCAAGGCCGTGTACATCACCGCGTGGCACGGGAGGGAGTTGAAGTTGTTCACCAGGCTGTATAGCGTATTTTGGGCAAAGCCAAAGTCACCCCGAGTCGAACTGCCGAAGGTCTCAACCGTGGCCATTCCATTCACCACCACACCCTGCTGGAAGCTCATGTTGCTGCTATTGCGGTTCTCGCCGCCGACGGCCTGTCCCTTGTCGGGGAGGTATCTCATAATCACCTGGCCACCCGAGGTCAGACCCTCGTAGGCTATTCCACCAATCTCCCGCCAGTCTATCGGCACCATGCTGGAGTTTTCCAAATCCAAATTCCCAGTTGCGAACCCCTGCGCTATGGCCTCATTGATCTGATCCACATTCTTCGGCCAGTAGCCCTGCGACACCTTACGAATCAAACTGAGCGGAGTGTAGGCGGTTTCCATGCGCCACGGGATAATCATCCCCGCCAGCACCTCCGGCTCACACGGCGCCCAGCCGCCGCCGTCGGTGGAGAGCAGGAGCGTGGCCTTGCCGGTCACAGCGGCGATGCGGCGGGCGAAAAACTTAATTTGGGAGGTCTTGAACGCTCCGGTGGCAGCATATAAACATATAGACTTAGCCATTACGTACTCCTAGTCTATTCATTCTCACCCAGTAGCTAACGGAAGTGGAATGCATATTCATCTCCTTAGCTATTGAGTTCATGCTTCTTCCGGCCTTGTGCTGTTCCTTTATCCACATGATTTCCTCATTTGTGAGATTTCTTCCACGCCTTCGTTTAGGCTTCAAAAAAGCAACAGCATGTCTCACATTATGGCGTTGATCGCACCACTCCAAATTTGATGGCCTGTTATTATCTGTGTTTCCGTCTATATGATTAATAATGGGCTTATCCTTTGTGGGAGGCCCTATAAATGCCAAAGCAATGATGTGATGAATGTAAACTCTAAATCCTGGTCTATCACCCCAGCGTTTTACCTTGTCCTGAGAACCTAGAGAGCATCCATGACCTTCCACCTTTCGAGGCAAAGATACAGCCCAGTACCTTCTTGCACTACGATGCCCTATCATCCTAGCAACCCTACCGAGGCTGCTGGCTATGTACAGCGATTCAAAGCCGGGGACAGGACGCCATTCTTCTGGTTCTTGGGGGCCGTGTTCCAATAGGGGCTTGTGCAGCGGGCGCACCGCAGTGGTTTTCCCGGCTTCCGGGGGTGCCACTTGTGGCTGCACCGCTTGCATTTGTATGTCGGGAGTTTCATTCACGCTCCAAACTGTACAGTATGCTGTACAGCGTGTCAAGGGAAAAGTGTAGGCCCTGTAAAAATAATTTGCAAGCGAAATCGTAAAAATAATCTACTTATTTTCCATCCACTACCCGTGGTGGGGCGGGGCTGGGGATGGCACCAGCGATTGATTTTCAGCCGGGTGATTCGGAGTGCGCCGAACATACTCGCCCCCACCCACCTCCAGCGGCGCCGCCTGCATCTCCGCGCCGGCGAAGCACACGCCGGTCTTCTCCCGCGCGTAGGGACATTCACTGGGGTACTGACACGATGACCTCCGCTTGGGGAAGTAGATATTCAGCAGATGCCTCCGCTCTCCGGGGTCACCAGCGGCGTTCACCTCGGCCACCTGCTGCGCCGTCTCCTGCTCCTCGTGGGCCACCGTGTCGATCCAGTCGCGGAGATCATCATCATTTCGGTAGATGGTAATCGCCTGCGTAGGCCGACCATCCGCTCCCATCACAGTGAACACCTTGTCCAGTGGATGGTCCTTCGTCACTCCCATCGCCTGCGCCGGGGACTTCCATCCCAGTACTCGCGGTTGCAATCCGATGGTGGAATCCTCCCCGGACATCAAGAGTTCCGACTGGTCCAGCTGGTCAATCCATTTCTTGATGGCATTACTTTCCCACTTCGATTCAAAGAACACCGCCCGCGACTTCCAGTTCTGCCAGGCCAACTTAGAGTCCTTATCGTCCTCGGGACGGTAGAAGTCCCAGCTCCACGCCACGTCTCCAACCGAGTATCCCCCGTCGCCTTTCTTCGGTGTGCTCGTGGCGACGTACTGATACACGAGGTGGGACTTCTGGCTCCGCACATCGACTCCCAGCCGCTGCGACAGTTCCTTGTCCTTCCAGCGTTCGCCTTTCAGGAGGAACTCGTAGCGGATCGCGTGGATTCGCGGCGGGCCGGATAGTGATGATAAATAGTCGTACATTGCCTGAGATGGTGCATCCCCAGGAGGATTCCCCTCTTGTGGCATGATTCGTTGCTTCAGCAGCCGCCACCACTCCCCCAGCCGCTTCTCCACCTCCACTCCCTCGCTCAGCCCCTGCATGTCATGCTCAATGTCCTTCGCCTTGCGCACGTCCCACTGCCCGGTGGTCTTGAAGCTCAGGAGGAACAGTTCATTCGTCTGGCGATGGCGCAGCAGGGCATCGGGCCGGGACATGAAGTAAAGTTCAGTTGTGTTGTCAGATATGGCAATAAAAGATGTACCGCCACAATCAAAGCAGCGAGCATTGTTATTACGCTGGGTACTGTGGCAATCCTCACATTCAAATCCCAAATCTCCCCACTCCGCGAGCTTCCACTCCCCCTCCCGCTCCACCTCCAGCACCTCGAACTCCGAGAGCAACGGCAACAACCTCCGTCTCGCATACGCCCGGACCAGCCCCTCCACCAGCGCCGACTGCTCGGCAAACAAATACCTCTCGAACTCCGACCTCGCAACCGCTGGATCGACTCCCGCAGTGATCCCCGCGATGTCACTCTCCGCCATCCCGAGATCCCTGGCTTGCGCGATCATCTGCTCCGCCAGCTGCTTAGCTTCCGAGGTCTGACCCTGGAGTCCCGCGTTCTCGTTGGCGTCCAGTTCCAGTCCCGCCGCGTGGGAGGAGAAGTCGGCGAGTGCCGCGCGGACAGCAGTCTCCTCTATGTCCATCCATGCATACGAGAATCCAGATAGCTTTGAATTCAGATCAGGATTAAGAGGCTCAGAATCGGTTATAAATTCCTGCGCTCGAACCAGCAGCGAAGCCAGCCCGACGTGAACCGCCGATCCGACTCCCAGCGCGAGCGGAGTCCGCTTCGGGATGATGCCCGTGCCGGATTCATGGTAGACCAGCCAGCGTTTTCTATCGCATCTCTCGCGCTCGACGATCCGCGAACGATCAGTGTAAATCTTGATTGTCATAAACCTCCTCGCATTAACTCTTCAGGAATTTCTATTGGCGGATGGCCCTCAAGCATCGCATAATCGCTTGCGATAACAGGCAAGCCTTGTAGACCACGGCAATAGCACCGTAAAGCTGCTATCTTCTGCTCTCGCGTGGACAGTTTTTCCATTGAGTCAACAACTATTCCATAGACCTTCAAATCAAGTTCATCGCTTGCCATTGTTCACTTCCCCCATTTCTTAGTAGGCTTGGACTTATGTCTTGTTAGCTTCAGCCCGCCGTACAATCGTCATTCCATCCTCCGCTGCGAACCTCACCCGAATCCCCTTCCGCGAAGCCACCTCCCGGATGGACTTCCTCTCCCGCTGGGACAGCTCTCCCACGACCGTCGCTGCTCCATCCGCGCGAAGCTGCTTCCAGATCCCGCTCCAGCGATGACTCCGGGACGCATTCCCAGACGCGACCCCGCGACGCCCCGGCCACAGCCACCAGCTTCGGCCACGGACCACGATCCCGACCGTGCCACCCATCGCCTTCGCCTGGCGAGTGACCTTGGCCCAGAACTGCTGGCTGGACATGCCCTCGGGGAGTCTCCCGGTGTACTGCTCGGTGTCGGATAGCTCCCACGCCGCCAGCACGAGGTCGCGCCAGCGGATCACCGAGGCGTGGACAGCGGATCGCACGGAATCCTCCTGCGACCGCCTCGGCGAGTCACGAGCGATGATCCTGGGGGAGAGTTCCTCCGGGGGTGTGATCCTGGTTATCTTGCACATGTAGAACACATGGCCTTTCTATCTTTCATAGTTTCTCGTTTAGTTGGCATGTCACCAGCCTCAAACCGAGCGCGCAAGTCTTTCATAGCAGCTGGCCAGGTATCGCGGCTCTTTGAACGAAGCGTATGTCCGGTATAGTCTTCGAGAGCTTCTCGCTGCATCCACCGTTCGGGATATTTCAACCAAAATTGATACCACTCCCACAGCGTCTGAAAGAAGCAACAATCGCAATCAGTACGTTCTGGCGGAACGGCATCACGACAACGAACATACTCAACAACCGTTTGTACTCCCCAGCCCCAACGTACGAATGGATAGTCGCGGGTCACCCCAATATGTTTTTCCCAATCAACGCCAGATCTATCAAGGAACTCATCAGCCCGTATGCCGATATAAATAGTGCAGGGAGTGTTACTGAGAATGTATCCTTCGAATGGTTCAATTTTCAGCATCCGCGTACACCAGCGCATTCGCCAGTTTGGCAAGGCATGCTGAGCTACAACTAATCCTTGAAATGTTTGTTCCGCTGAAATCTTGTGCAATGGCTTGCCGAGCAGTCTCTCCAATTTTTCCCAATGAGCCTCCATATCTGGCAGCTCTAATCCTGTAGGTGTACAAACATACTCATAATCTCGTGGTTCTTTCTCAGCCAACTTCAAGGCCATAGCCGTTGAATCCCATCCGCCTGATAACGCTACGATGTGCCTCATAATCCCGAGTCTACCACCCTAGGAGTATCCACTGTCAATAGAATAATATACCTAGGTAAAATTTTCCTATTGACAACCTCTCCACTCGTAAGCTAATCCTATACACGATACGAGGTAGCCATTTACTTCAGGAGGATGATGGCACGGGCTGTCATCCTCCCAGCGTATTTCGGTTGCCCCGATATGACGCTGAAGTTAAAAATGGAGACCTCTGTATGCAAACCGCATGCAACACCTCTGCTTCGCTTAGAACTCCTCTACCCTCCCCCGACGATCCATCCCTGAACACTCCTATCACCTTCCGCCCGCCAGACGTGTTGCCGGACATCAACGATCCTGGCCTGGACAAGATAGTAGATTGCTTCATCGACCCTGACAGCTTCACCGATCCCGGAGCCATCGCTATGGCAGCCCACGGCGAGGCTCACTACAAGAAATCCAAGCGCATTGAAGAATGCGGACGCATGGCCAAGATTCGCTATCACAGCCAGGGAACCTGCACGAACACCCGGCTCGAAGTTGGCTACTGTGACTGCCGATTCTCCCCTTGCTGCCGGGACCGCAAGGCTGGCGAGATCGTCAAGCGTTGGTCTCCAGCTATCGAACATGTAATGAACCATCACCGTGGGGCCCGGCATGTATTAGTGGAAATTAAAATCCCTTCCACTCAGAGATCGCGCGATGATGCCGGGGAATGTATAACCCGGATATCCGGAATCATCGACCAGTGGATGAAAAACATATCCAAGCAGAACCTAGTGCGTAATGAAACCCGCGAGAACCCTACCTGCTTCCACGGAGAGCTAGATCCCTACTGGGTCAGCTGCCTTGGATACTTAGGCAATGACCTTGTAATCCGAGTCCTGCTTGCTGATTCCGATGCTATGGGCGCGAGTACCATTCCCACCGATGCGTGGAAGAGAATCCTGTCCCGCTGTCATGTATCAGTCACGGTCGGCAGACACCTGGCCTTCCGCAGTGCATTCAACTCCCTAGTTAAACCTCTGCCCTTGAAGGAGTCTGCTGACTGGACGGAGCAGGAACTCCTGTTCTATCGCATGCAACTGTTCCGGGCACACAACGCCAGCCTCACCTGCCCCGGAGGGGAACTCAAAGAGGTCATTCCTGTCATAGAGATAGCCGAGACCGAGGCCCAGCAGGAATTATGTGTAGATGACACTACACATAATTCTGATCTTGAGTCTATCCCACAGAAACCACAGGTCAAATCCGGCGTCCCGTGCTCCTGTTGCAGCCAGCCTTTCGATGCTGTTAGTGAACCAATGCCGGTTGGCAGCAGGATATTGAGCAATGAGCTGGCCAGGATCAAGCGGGCTCCTGATTTAATACGTCCTCCAGAGTGAATATTCACTCCCTCGACCCACATCTAACACCCGCGAATCACCACCCACAGGAGAGCTGCGGCCATCACAGCTCTCCCTCCCACACTCAGTCATCGCGGCAGGTGCCCCGGCATTCCAAGCACCGGATGCACATGCATCATCAACATCCAGAATAGAATCACCAGGTAAATAACTATCTGATCAGTCGTCATCGGAAATCACCTCCTTTCATTGGGCATTTATGCCTATCTCAGGTCACTCGTGGTGATATAACGTAATTCGCGTTTCGCCCGCGTGGCTGCTACATAAGCCAAATGGCCCTCTTGCTCCAATTCCCAGCCCTGCCTTGCCCACTTACATGGCAGTGTCTCTCCAGCATCCAGCACGAACACGCGATCCGCCTCGGAACCCTTGAACTTATGAATTGTACTTAATGTAACCAGTCCCACCGTTCCGTTGTCCACGAATAGCGACTCAATATCCCTCAGCAGCTCCCCGATCGTCGCCTCCTCTCCTCGCTTGGCCTCCAGTTCTTCGCAGAACACCTCAATCGTGGCCAACTTATCGTCCAGCATGCCCAGCTTTGATAATTCCTGCCTGCTCCTGAAGCGTTCGCGCTGCTTGTATGCCCACGCTCCCATCCAATCGCCCAGGGCGCTCGTGGTGGCTGATTCCGGCAATTTGGCCTTTTTGATTATGTCCGTGAGGCCCTTCCCGATGTCCCTTCCCAGTACGCGACAGGCTATCCTGCTCCTGATCATCGCGAACGCCGCAGCCACCAGCGGCCTGGTCAGCCGGCACAGCACCGCGTCGCCCGGCTGGAAGTCGCGGATGCCGGTCCACTTGGTGATTCCCTCGATCACTGGATCAGCATATCCGGGACGCCCCGTGGTGGTGGTCCAATCAACGGAATATTTAAGACCGCTATTAAGATCAGTCACCTCAGCATCATGCTTACCTGCTGACATATCCAGCGGAGCACCCAAAGCAATCTCACTCTGCCCGATCCAGTCAGTCCCCTCCAGCCCCACATACCCATCCCCCGCCGTGTCGCTCCACTCGATCTGCCTGACCCACCGCCGCGCGTGCAGCACGACCGCCCTCGGACAGCGATAGGTCACCGACAGCGGGAGCTCGGTCATCTGGAACCTGCGCTGGAAGATGTCCATCGAGTCCGTGCCTGCGCCACGGAAGCCGTAGCATGCTTGATTTTCGTCACCACAAGCGATGACCCTGCCCCCCGGTTTGACCATCCTCGATATCATTTCCATCTGTATCGAACTGACATCCTGCGCTTCATCGACCAGCACGATATCGTATTGGTCAAATGGAACCCCGGCTATAACTGGCATCGCCAACATATCGTCAAAGTCACACGTCTCCCTCGCCAGCTCAATACTCCTCGCCAGCACCCGCCTCGCGCAGTCCACTCGGCACTCGTCCTCGTCGAGGCCGTAGTGATCGATGAGTCCCTCCCACGCCTGAGGACAGTCATCCAACAGCCCCTGATAGTCCCGCCAGAATCCGACATTGAACTCACCATCCTTGTTGGCCGTCCAATCCGGCAGGAGCCCAATCCCCTTCGCCGCAGCAACCAGCTTCCTGGTAGTCTCCCCGAACCGCTTCACCTCCTCATAGCTCAGGATCTCCCGCAT